CACACAAGGTGAATGGGTATATGGCGAAGCTGGAAGAAAAGGTCAAGTAACACTATAAATAAAAACGGCAAAAAACAGCCCAGGCCCTTTGGGTTCTGGGCTTTTTTGGTTATATTTACTCTGTAATCATTCACTACATGAGGACCGAGTATACTCCGACCTGCTTATATTTTTTTAAAAAAGCTAACCCATTGATTATAAGCAAGTTAGCAAAAAACAGCAAAATAAGCCGTTTTTTTCTTTGGCTTCTGACACAAATGGTGTATATTTACATCGTAATCAATAACAACAAGACAGTATGCAAACAATTAACGTTTACCAGTTCTCAGAGCTAAATAAAGAAGCCCAGCAAAAAGCAATTGAATACATGCGCGATAATATAGAAGAACTTTTAATAGGTCAAGACTGGCACGACCCAATCATTGAAGGTATTCATGAAGACCTTGGTGGCATTGGCGTAGATGGCATAAATGTAAAGTACAGTGGCTTTTGGAGCCAGGGCGATGGGCTAAGCTTTGAAGGTGAAGTCTATGACAATGAGGGTTTTATTGATAGTATAAAAAGCCATTTGAAAAAACACGGTGTTAGTTCAACATGGCTAAAGAAGCAGGACTTTGGCATAAGATTTGATAGAGGCACTTCACGCTATGTTCACGAGAACACTGTCCACGTCACTGTATTTACCGATGACTATAGCAATCCTAAGCTAGAACAAAATCTGGATAAAATAGAAGCTGCTGTAAATGAATGGAGATTGGAGAAATGTTATGAGTTTTATAATAGACTAGAAACTTACTATAATGAATGTACTAGTGAAAAGTTTATCATTGCTGAGCTAGAAGATAATGATAGTCTGTTATGGTTGGAAAATGGTGAAAAATTTAAAAAATAGCTAACTCACTGATAGCCAATGGGTTATAACTCACTGATAATCAGCTATTTAAAACAGCAAACAAAACAGTATCTTTGTTGTTTTTCTTTGGGTTCTGAGCTAAATAGTGTATATTTACACCGTAATCAATAACAACAAACAATATGCAAAAATCAAATCTTCAACCTGGTAATTACATGAAAGTCGAATCTGTAATGAATTACTTTTATCATTACAACGTAAAATCTACTCTTGCAAGTATCATCAAAAAAACTTGTCCTATTCACGAAGGTGAATTCGATATCTACTACAATACTAAAGACCTTGAATCGGTAATGGTTGCTGATATTTTCCGTGAAATGGAATGTCAAGTTACTACTCACATGATAATTGAATAATATGCAAAAAGCAAAAGTACGCAAAGATGTATTGAAAATGCAAAAAGCAAAAGTACGCAAAGATGCATTGGAAGCTGGATTTGCTGATGGTAGATTTAGAACACGTACAGTTGAAGATAAACGTTATAAAAAACCCAAACATAAAAACAAAGCAGATGAATAAATTAAAACCCCAAATAGACCCAGAAACTATTGAAATAATTAGCGGCTTTATCATAGTATTATTAGCTTTCTTTATTTTTTACAAAGTAATGTGGATAGCCGGTGCAATTGGATTATTAAACTAAATTTATATAACATGACAATAGTAGTTTTAAATTACAAAGACGGAAGTGTCGATATCATGGAAGGTCTAGAACCCATGAACAATGAAGAGTCAATAGATTTTCTGTTTGATATGGGCTATAACCTAGATGAAATAGAGTGGATGAGTACTGACAGTGACAATATTACCATAAATCGTCAGTAAAATCTTTGCTGTTTTTTTCTTTGGGTTCTGAGCTAAATAGTGTATATTTACACCGTAATCAATAACAACAAAACAATGACAAAAGTTAAAACATACTGGGACGAAATCAAAGACAAAGAAACATTTTATAGTGGCAATGGATGGGAAATTCACATGAAATGGACTAACGTGTATAGTTACAATCCTAAAACAAGTGTCACAAAAGAAAGTAAACGTTTACAATTTTGCTGGCCGTGGAGAGCAGGTGATGGTGTGCCAAGAGAAGAAAAATCCAAAGCAAGAAAAGAGGTAATGTTCAATCGCTTCAGAGCTCGTGTATTAGCAAGTGCCTCGGCAAACCGTGAAGAGTTCAGAAACTTAATGCAACGTGTAGGTGAAATGAATGAACAGGAGTTTAAAGATGCTATTGGTGAAATGCGCGGATTTGAATTACGCAACTATATTTGCCAGAAGTACTGGACACATTCTGAATCTTTTGCAAGTTTCTGGAGAGGATAAACAGCAACACCGCTTTGGTATATCAAAAACATTAGTTATATTTACACCGTAATCAATAATACAAATAACATGACAACAGAAATTCAACTCACACCCGCAGAACTGGAAATGATTAAGCTTAAGCGTGAACAATTAGAGCTTAAGAAAAAAGAAGATGAGCTACTCGAACAAGCCAAGCTGGAAAAAGATATTGCACATGCAGAGAAGACCATGGCAGACAGAATAGCCAATGACAACGCTCAGATAAATGCAACACTTGATTTTTTCAAATATTTCCCAAAAGAATATACTTATATTGTAGACGAGTTTGAAGATAAAGTACAAGTGTCTAGATGGAATAGTGAAACAAAACAAACTGATGTTATATGGGTAAAACCCTTTACCAGAAGAAGGGCGCGTGTTAAAAATGGTTTATATGGTGTAACTGTTGCTTGGCACACACCAAACACAAGAGCAGGTTATAATAGAAATGCAGGTGAATGGAAAATGTATATCAATGGACCTGGCCTACCCTATGGGAACACTGGCTATACTCGTTGTAAGACAGTAATTAAAAAAATTAAAGATGTCACTGATGGCATCGCTGCCAAAGCAAAATTTGAAGAAGATAAGAAAGACGCTGTTAAAACAGTGTTCAAAAAAATTGCTGACAAGTATCCCAGTGCAACAGTAGTAACCGGCGACAGTGGTGAAAGACTAAACTATGGTAGAAAAAGTGAATGGGTTAGTTATCCTACAATCACAGTTAATTTTGATAATGGCATAATGATTAAGTACAGAGTATATCCTGATGGCTCACTTGGTAGAAAAGAAATTACTTTCCCAAATCAAAAAGATGCCTGGAGTTTAATGGATGCCATGAGCGCATTAAGCTTTAATATAGAAAAACCGTAAGTTGTTGATTACCAGTTGTTTATAACCCACTGGCCCTCAGCTGTATAAAACAGCATGGGGCCTTTGGGGGCTCAGTAATTTTGGTTATATTTACACTGTAACAGTTACCCCAACTGGGACCGAGTATACTCCGACCTGCTTATATTTTTACCTGGCCGTAACTCACTGACTATCAATGGGTTATAACTAACTGATTATTAAGGGGTTAAAACAGCAAATAAAACAATGAAATTGCTGTTTTTTCTTTGGGTTCTGCAAAATATGGTGTATATTTACACCGTAATCAATAACAACAGACAACATGGTAAATCAGATTTTTAACACCGAGAAAATTAATCAAGTAGAAAGTATGAAAACTGAGAAATTATCCCACGAGAGCGAAAACGGCAATAACGCTAACCGTTTGTTAGGTGTAGTTTATATTGTCAACAGAGTAAATGACGGCGAACATAGTTATACTTCAATTGAAATGATTTTTAACTCTAAAGATAAAGCTGAAATACATAAACAAAAACTTGAAGAAAAATATAAGGATTCAATAGGTTTTAAATACAAACATTTCTATTTTGAAATAGATGAAGAGTATGTTTTTTAAATTACACCTAACTAGTATGTATATTCAAGTTACCTTAACTCATTATCTATTAACTACTTACTAGCCTCAAAAACCTGGGCCGATAAAGCATTCGTTAAGAATGCTTAATTTTTTTCAATGAAAACAGCAACACCCCTTTGGGCCCTGACCCATATTAGTTATATTTACACCGTAATCAATAAACAATAAACAACAATGGCAAGAATCAGAAAACGTACCCGTAAATCAAGTGCTGAGTCAACAGTTAAGACAACAGTGAGCAAATCAATTGAATTAGTACAATTGGGCAAAGTCAATTTTGACAAGCGCATCTTTGAAACCATGAACACCAGCAAGGCAGTTGATAAATTATTCAGCAATGCTGGCGGTATACCACGTGCAACTAACTATATTGTAATAGGTGACCCAGGCGTTGGTAAGTCGACAGTGTGCTTAGATATTATATCTGATATCAAAAAGCAAAAGCAGCGTGTGCTATTCATCAGTGGTGAAATGAGCAGAGTAGATATGTACCAGTACATGCAGAGATATCCCAAGTTTGGTAACATAGATATTCTATTCCTTGGTGAGTACAGTGATGAGAATTGCAAGCTTGTAATTGAGCAAGTATTAGATAAAGGCTATGATATTGTGTTAGGTGATAGCTTTGTTGAAATTCAAGACGCTGTTAAAGAGACAGCAGAGATGACCACAGGTGCAGCAGAGAAATGGTTGATCGACCTCATGATAAAACATAATGCTGGTGAGAATAAAGCAAATGCATACACAAGCTTCTTAATGATACAACAAGTGACCAAGGGAGGTAACTTTGTTGGTAGCAACAAGCTTAAGCATAATACCACAGGCATGCTTGAAATTCGCTTTACTGAAGAAGGTGGCCAAGAGAGATATTTGACTTTTACTAAAAACCGCAGAGGTGATGTGTATAAGAAAATGTACTTCAGCTTGCACAGTGAATGTGATGTTACATACCATGCTGACAGGTTTATTCAAGAAGAGGAAAACCGCAAGCGTCTTAATGAGGAAATGGATGAGTTGAAAAAAGATGCTGAAGTTTGGGACAAAATGTTTGCAACAACCGAAGAGGAAGTTGCTGAAAATAGCATTTAATAAAAATAAACAATCTGTTTTTTTCAGATATATAACTAAAGAAAAATCAAATAAAACAGCAAATATACTTTGGAGAGTCAAAACAATAGTTATATTTACACCGTAATCAAAATAAACAAATAAACAACATGACAAAAGCATTAGAAAGTCTTTCAGAAAATTTAGTTATTAGCCTTATGGCTGATGCAGTAGCAGTACAACCTATTCGTAAAGAAGTAGCACTACAGGCTATTAAAATAGTAGACGAGGAGTCTATTGAATACCAAGGCCACAGGCTTAAAATTAATCAGACAGCATTTCGTGATATGCTTGACATCCTTAAAGTTCCCAAGACATTTATGGAAAGATTTAAAGGTATCGTTGGCGTAGAGTCTCAACAGAAGTTTATTAATACATTGAAAAATGTTATTGCCAGTAGCGGTAACGGAAACGTGACTCTGGTTCTTAATCCAACTACACGTGAAGTGGTTGCTGTTCATAAAAACACACGCAACTTATTCAGTAACCAGTCAGCAACTGAACTGATCAGTAGCATCATCAGCGAAGGCGGTCTTTCAGTAGCAGACTTTAGTATCAACCGTGACAATGGCGGTATTGCTGTTAACACATTTAATACTAATACGCACTTCGATATACCTGGCCTAAAAGATGAGAACTTCATTGCCGGTATTTCATTTACCAACAATCCACGTAATGGCTTTCAAGTTACGCCTTACATTAATAGACTTGTATGCGCCAATGGCATGATAACCCGTGGTTTCGCAGAAGAGTTTAAAATTAGCAAGCTTGACGAGCTATCAATGAATAGCTTCATGGCCAGCATGAGAGAATTACGTAGGAATAACTACATGCCAACTGGATTTGCAGATGCTGTACGCTTAACTAATTCCACCAATGCATCGCTTGCTGAAATGAACTTTGCTGCCAATGCAATCTTAGATGCCAGTAAAGCTACACGTGAAGATGTTGAAAGCTGGATCCCTATGAAAGCTACTGAATCAGCATTCTCCAGAATTGGAGTACATGTTGAAGACATGGACATGGCAAAGCGTAAAAATGCCAAAACTGGTACTACAGTATGGGAGCTCATCAATGGTATTACACACTTCGCTACACATGAAAATGGTATTGAAATTAATGCTTATGATCGCAGAAGATTGCAAGTAGTTGCTGGTAACCTATTAACCAAAAAGCTTGACATGGAAAATCTGGTTCGCTCACCATTCTAAGAGCATTGTTTATTGATATACCCTTTGGTCATCAGAAATGGTGGCCATAGGGGGGCACTAAATACTGACCAGCTAACCCACTGATAGCCAACTGGTTATAACTTACTGATAGTCAATAGGTTACGATTATCAGTTTTAGACAGTTTATAGATGACATATTACTATACCATACTATGATATATCTTCAGTTAAATAACTGCCAATAGAACAGACGTTTTATTTAAAACATATACTAATGTATGCTATAATGGCTGCTGATATAACAGCCTAAAACTGAAATTTTATAAACTATTGATTATCAACAGGTTATAACCCATTGATAACTAATGGATTAAAACAGCAAAAATAACAGTAAAAACAACCGGGAAACTTTGAGTCCTGAACCCGATTAGTTATATTTACACCGTAATCAATAATAATATACAACATGACAGCACCCACTTACAAGCAACAATTACACAAAGCCCTTCAAACAGCAGGCGCTAGCTCAAGTCTGGCCACCAGTTTAGTAACAGTTCACAGTGACTTTATACAATCAGCACAGGACCGTGGCAGACCAGTTGGCCGTGTAGCTCAAATCATGTACGACAATCATAAAAAGCAAAAATCATGCTAATCATTAACGAGCCACGCCTGGAGCACCTGGCCGCCCTGGCTCTTTTGGCCATAGACGGACCAGACTACTACTTCAGCGATGTAGGTAGCACTCGCCAGGAAATTGAATTGCGCTTAGACCACGACATGGGCGCCGTAAGCTTTTATGACCGACTTGGCCTTCCCATACCCATATCAGAAATTAAAGAAACTGAAATCAGGAAAATGTTCAACCGCCTTTTTCTACAAGTGCAATTCGACAACAGACCCTATTATTTAAACAACTAAACCACAAGCATGTTTACAACCGAAAATATTACCGTAGGTACCCAGCTACCAAGCACACGACAACGCTTTGTTAATCTTCCAGCACCCTGGCTGGAGTTCAAGACCGGCTCAGTAATAGTTGACCTTAATTACCCAGAGGAGGTCTTTACATTTATAGAGTGGTATGATGACCGCAATGGCACAATGTGCGTGAAAGCCAGCGACTCATCTGGTTTCACCCGTCATCTCTATGGCGATAGCGTAAGACTGAGTACACTCACCGGCAAACATAAACGCACCAAGCGCGGCCTAACTGAACTGTCAGCCAGTGAAAAACGTCTCAGTCGTTCAGAAAAGCGCAAGCTACGCCGTGAGCGCCGGGAGCCGGCCAGAAAGGAGCTAGCTGGTGATGTACTATAGAGATGGGCCGCGGGTTCAGTATGCACAACCCGTAGCCCGGGGTTCTATAACCGCGGGTTCACTTTATTAAACCGGCGGCCCTATAGCAACCGGGCGGTTCCACCGGCGGTCTCCGGCATGAACCGGCGGCTGCTCCGGTGGCTCTATAGAGGCTGCCCGGGCAGTCCCGGGGCCGCTATATGACAGCCCGGGTTGCCCAGGTCAGCCCTATAGCATGCTGGAGAACAGTCCAGGGCAGAAAATCCATGGTACATATATCTTAAAATATATCTTAGATAGATGAAATATTCAGAAATTAAAAATATATCAAATAGTTACTAGTACTATATTACCCCTAATAGGGCGAACTGTTGCGCTTCTGTCGCTCATTTTTTACCGGCCCGGAGCCCCGGGGGCCGCGCGATGCGATTCTATTAATAGAGAGGGTGGTTCTGAGTGTTCTGAGTTCTCTGAGCACTCTGAGTGCTCCGTGTCTAATAGGGCGGAGGTCACCGGTGTTCAAAAAATTTTTGGCCGGGCCCTGAGTACCCCGACCTCTGTGTATAACCTAAATGAATATGAGACAATATTGACATTGAATATATATAATAAAATAATAAATATGGTGGATATTTGTCTTATGAAGCCACTAAAGAAGAGAGTAGAAGAATCGGTGAATTACTTGACTATGATAAACAGGACATTGACTGGTACATAAATAAAAACTACAAATAACATGAAGTATATCAAGACATTTGAGAGCTTTTTAAATGAAGCCATAAAGCTGCCTAAACCCAGTGAAGATTTTCGAAGTTATAAGTATAGTAGTGAACTGCTAGATAACAGAGACTATAATTTTACAAGTGGCGGTTTTAAGTATGTTTTGAGATTTGCGGCAAGTGCACCGCCAGGCCCATACAATTTATCAATGGATTTATATGTTAAGCTAAAACAGGGTGGCAAAACTGTACTTTCAACCGAACTGGTCGATAACCCAGAGGTCTTCGAACTCAACGATATAATTAAACAAGCACTTGATACTACGCTAAAAGACATGTGGAGTTCAGGCAAAGAAATATCTGGTTTAAAAATTGAATTTACAAGAGGTAGCAAACCACGAGAAAATAGACCTGACGGAAGAGCACGTGAGGATAAAAACACCAGAGCTATTATTTTTGGCAGAGCTATTAAAAAGACACTGGATGCCAATGGCATTAAGTATAGTGAGTCAAGTGAAGTGGTTGGCGACAAAGATGTGATAAGATATGAGTTCAATCCCATATATAAAAAATAAAAGAATATGAATCTTTTTAAAACATTTGAAAAATTTCTGGAAAGCCAAAATGTCACAGAAGTTGTAATATCTGGTAAAACTTCACCAAGGCTAGCAATATTCGACCTTGATGACACGTTAATTATTAGTGATGCCCGTATTAATGTCTTAGACAAAAACGGAAAAGTGATTAAGTCACTTACACCTTCTGAATTTAATGGCTATGTCCATGATCCGAAACATTCACTTTCTTTTTCAGAATTTGAAGATGCTGGAATATTAGGCAGGTCAAAATTTATAAATGAAATTCTTGAAAAGCTTCTGGTCTTTTATAAAGAGGGTACGCATGTTGCAATTGTTACAGCACGTTCTAGTTCAAAATTGATTCACGATTTTTTCTTAGATAAAGGCATTGATATTCATCCTGATTTGGTAATTGCTGTCAATGATCCAGCAAGTGGCCTCAGTGGTAACATTGCTGAACGCAAAAAGGCTGCTATACATGACCTTGTCAATCAGGGCTACAGGGACCTGATTTTCTTTGATGACGATTCTAAAAATCTAGAACTGGCAAGAGAAATTGAAGGTGAAAAAGACGTTAAGATAGAAACGGTAAAAGTCGAACACGGCGAAGTTAAAGCTAAATCTAAAAAATAAACTAATATGAAATACATTAAAACGTTTGAAAGCTTCTTAAATGAAAAAGCGCCAGAGACTGGCCTGATGTTTATACCAAAAACACAGGTTGGTGCAAATAAAATGAATACAGCACTACAGGGGTCTGGACTGTCTGCAGAATGGAATGCACGTGAAGGTTACTTCTTATTTCCAGAAGAAGAAGTAAATTATGATACTCTTGAAGTTGAAATACAAAAACTTGCTGACCAAAATGGAATTGACGGTCGCATAGAGGGTATCTTTGAAAACCAAAGTACTTCAAAAGACGATATAAAAAGCATTGAATATGTTGAAACTACACCAGGTAATAGATTATATAAACTAATAGTAAAATTAGCAAACGGTGAAGAAAAGAAACTCAGTTCAATTGGCAATCTAAATAAGGAATTTGGACTTGATATAGATGAATACTTAAACAGAGATTCAGCCGGTTTTGAAAAAGAGGTAAAGAATAAATACCCTGATATTGAAGTATTAACAAGCGAATTTGATGTTTCTTAAAAATGAAGTATATTAAAACGTTTGAGAGTTTTATAAACGAGTCAAATAAGTTTGAACTCTTTGTAGCAAATGACAACACATATTTAAAGTCAGGTGAAGTACATCTGGAGATACCTGAAAAAGAAGATGGCGCTATATTAATTGGGTCACGTGAAAAATTGGCAAAGATTTATTACTTAAAACCTGGCATAATGGTCGTTAAGGGCGGCGGCACTGAACAGGAGTTTACAAACATAGAAAAGCTGGTAACATGGTTAAATCAAAATAACTGGTCATATATAACAAAAGACGATAATGAGAGACCCGATAATTGAACATAACAGACAGCTGAGTATTAAGGCCTGGGTCGAACAAGGTAAGCGAACATTAAATGAATCTTTTAAAAACACGCCGATTGCTGCAGCAGGTTCCGGTATTGGTTCAGGCGGTGTAGTAGTTGGCCCAGGGCCAGATCCAGGCCCTGGGCCAGAGCCTCCGCCAGTGCCTGTTAGTGCCAATCTTATATTGTCTGTAGATATAGATACTGATCCATATACATTTGGGTTTGAAATTACAACCAGTACAGAGAAGGGTTTAACAGTAGTAGTAGACTGGAATGGTGTTGATATAACTACAGACCAGGTTGCAGCAGGTTCAACAAAACACATAATTAGTTATAATTATACATCAGCTGATATATTTACACCTGTAATTGTGTTCAGTGATGTAAGTGCAGTTGAGGGTTTATTTTTTGATTGGCCTGTAGATAACAGCGGATCAGGTCGTATTAATAATATCCTTAATAGCGATCTTGTAAATTTAACAGCATTAACTGAACTAAGTTTTACAGAAAACAGTATTCCGGAGTTAAACTTATCAGGTCTTAATTTACAGACTATTACTGTAAACGACGATTCTGCGCTTGGGACACTTATTGTTGAATCTTCAATCATAGGTGAATTGTCTGTGACATCTTGCAACGGTTTAAATAACTTTTCGTGCGGAGGTTCAGAGTTTACTGATAATCTGGTGATATCAAACTGCAAGGCTTTATCTTTTTTAAGTCTTGCAAGCATTAATATATTAAGAGGTTTAGATATATCTGAAAATGCTAATTTAGATAAAGTTGAATTACCTTCTGAAAATTCTTTAGCCGGTGAAGGAATTATTATAACTACATATCATTCACCAATAACATCAGAAGACGTCGATTCATTAATACAGAACATTTTAAACTCTGGCATTCTTACAGGATCTTTAGATTTAAGAGGTAGTGGCGCACCAGGCGAGAAAGGATTGGTGGATATAGTTAAATTAAATGAACCTCCGCGCGAATGGACAGTTTTATATACTGTCTAGTTTTCTGCAAATTTCTTTATTAATCTAAATTTTTATTGTATATTTGCATGTGTTTAATAAACATTTCTTTATTATTACATATATTAATTACAATAACCTGTACCCTTGAAAAACTCGTATTATTCAAACTATTGGTAATTTACCGATAGTCCCTGATAGATAAGCAGGCTAGCTCCTATATAAAGGGGTAAGAGAATAAGGAGCAAATGGCCAGGTTGCGGAATGTTTTGAAGCGACTTCAAAACTTGGAAAACGCTAGACAAGTAACTCACTAAGTGCATTTTGCGCAAATGCTTCTATATTGAGTAAAAATCTACCAGACGTGGTGTAGGTTCGAATCCTACTCTGGTCACAAATAAACATTTTTAATAAACTAGTATAATTTTAAAATAATTAACATGAAAAATAACAGTCTTTCGGCAACAGGCCTTTCGCTTTCACAAGCGCAATCTATTAGCAATCTTTGTTTTCAGAGAGCAAAGCAAATTGAATCAACTTTATCGATAGTTAATAACTGCACAAAGGAGTTGAAACTGAATGATGAAAATTATATTGAAACTGCCGGCAATAGAATGCCTTCTAATGTAATAGACCTATTAACTCAAAAATCAAGATTACATGCCTGTCAGGCTTTTCTAATGGATAACATCAAGGCAAAAGACTCTTTGTTAAAAGACTTGCAAAACAAGAAATTTGTAACTGATTTAAAACAACCAGCTGAACCTGAGTTAGATCGCTTCACTGAAGCACTATTGGTTGATGAACAATGGGGCTGGTCGCAGCTTTCTATTGGCGAATATAATGAATATCTTGAAGCTGAGGCTTTTGCATCACATATTGGCCAGTTCATCCATAGAAATGGTAAGCTAGATGAATTACGCAAAGAATTACCTGATATCAAGACACTTGAGTGGATTAATATTAAAGACGGTGAGAAGACACCTCTTAAAATTACAATCCACCATACTGCACAGGAATTGCTTGATTTACACGAAGAGCTTTCAGCTATGCATCGTCAATATGAGCAGCGTGTAAATTACTTCAAAGCCAAGGTTAAAAATATGGTAACAGAAGAAAATGCACGTATCTCAAAAGAAAATTCTATTAAAATGGCTGAGACAAATAGTGCGAATAATATTCGTATAAAAGAATTTGAAAATGCGTATAAGTCTTATCAGGCTGAATTTCTTAAATTAAAACAAGACTTTGAAGAAGCTCGTCAAGTTGAAATTAAAAATATTGCATCACTGAGAATCCAGGTCGATCCAAGATTTCAAGCTATGATTGACGTGTTTTTATCTAAATAAAATAAAGGTGGTCCAGAATTAAGCATAAGCCTATATTCTGTACTTTTGTACCAAGTGGTTTGGTTTTTATAATACAGGATATTAATATTCGCCGCTTCATGTGGCCTACAAAAACAAACCGCTTCCTCACAAAATCTAAAAACTGAGATAGAACTCAAAGTTAGACAGGTTATCCCGTTGTGGAAAAATTGGCTAACAAAAAGAGACTTGGTTTTTGACTTTGCCTTTGAAGTGAGGAAGGTCTTTGGCTTAGATTTTGTTTTAGACTTTATCTATATGCCAAATCATTTGGTAACTTTATAATAACGGGATTGGTGAATTGGTATACACGGCTTACTAAAGCGTAAGTTGACATGCGAACATGTCGTCTAGAGTTCGAGTCTCTGGATCCCGTCGAGTGAGTTCTTTGAAATAAAAATAAAAATAAATTAGAAAAAATGGAAACAATTTCAACATTCGTTTTAGGTGCTCTTAGTGGCCTGTTCCTTATAGGGATAATCTACGCTTTTATAGGAGTGCTTAAGATTACACAGTCAGTACATCTTTTAAAAGATGAAGTAAAAAAGCTTAATATCATAAGAGACGAAGACCATCGATTTTTCGACGAAAGATTTACCGTAATAATTAATGATGCAGAGAAGACAGCTTCTGAATTATTTGCCGATACTTGCAGGCTCAGGGATGAACTAGCAGAAGAGGTGAACAAGGCACATCAATATATTGACAGTCGCCTAGACAAAAGCATACAGACTATATCCAATCGCATGGATGCTCTGTTTGTAAAGAAAGACGTTCAACAACAACTTAACTCGTAAAAACAAAAGAACTCACTCAATTCAGGTCTGGATATTATCCAGACCTTTTTTATGATATATACCAAAACCTTCTATGAAAAACTTTAAAAACTTTTCAGATTTTATTTTCGAGAAATACGACAGTTCTATTGAATCTGGCCTTAAAAAGAAAAGTGAAGAAACTGGTGCGCCGCTTGGCATTTTACGTAAAGTATTTGACAGGGGTATGGCGGCTTGGAAAAGTGGTCACAAACCTGGTACTGGACAAGAACAATGGGCATACGCCAGAGTAAATTCATTTGTACTTGGGAAAAAAGGTACTTGGGGAGGTGCAGACAAGGATCTTGCTAAAGAGGCACGAGAAAAAGGTTTTAATCCCAAATCTAAATAATGAGTTTAGTTAAATCATATAGCGACTGGTTATCTGAAGAGTCAAAAGATCCCTATTTTAAGGGTCTTAGTAAGTCTACAATTAGTGCAAAAAAGGCACAGATGAAAAAACAGGCCAAAATGCCCGATGACGATCCTGCTGCTTATAAAGAATTGCCAGGTGACACTAAAGGCAAAAGCGCTCTTAAGCCTTCGCCCACTACCGGTAAGTATCAAGAAGTATATGGAAAAAAGAAAAATGAAAATAACGGCGATACACCTAAATTATAATAACGATAAATATACTAAATAAATTTAAACAATGGCATACGTAAACTCATATCATTCATTTGCAAATACAATTAATGAAGCTGCTAAATACACTGAAGATAATAGAATAGGCACGCTTGCATTATACGGCCTTTGTCTAAGAGACCAAATTCATATTTTCCACTGGCAAACAGAAATTGGCGATATGCACAAAGCCCTTGGTGATTTTTATGATGCCTTTCTTTTAAGCTTTGATAATTTAATGGAAAGTATAATGGGTAAATATGGCCGTTTTAAAGTTAGCACACTTGGCATGCCTGTTACATTTCTTGATTTAAACCAGGTTAACCCCGATGAATTTGCCCAAACCTATGTTCAGGTTTTTGAAAATTACAAAACTACTGTGTTCAATAACGACACAGAGATTATTAATATAATCGAAGAGATAATTGCATCTATACATAAATTGCAATACCTTCTTACAATGTCTTAATCTTAAACGACATTTCTGCAACCTGACAAGCCAAAAACTGCAACAATCTTTTAATTGTCAGAATCATTACTTATATTTACTCTATAGCATTTAACAGGGCCTATAACTCATAATCAACATTAATTGAGTTGGTTCCAAACATGCTCTCATATATTTAAAAATGAAACTATTATTAGAAAAAGGTCAACATCTTTGGTTTACAAGCGATACGCATTATAATCATAGCAATATTTGCAGATCAACTACCAAGTGGGAGAATGCAGAAGATGTAACACGTGACTTTAAGTCACTGGACCACATGAACTCTGTAATCGTTGAATCAATTAATGATGCTGTCGGTGAAAATGATATACTAATACATCTTGGTGATTGGTCATTTGGTGGTTTTGAAAAAATAAAAGAGTTTAGAAATAAGATCGTGTGTAAAAATATACATCTTGTCCTAGGCAACCACGATCATCATATTGAAAGAAATAAAGATGATGTACGCAGGCTTTTTTCATCCGTACAGCACTATATTAATCTTGATGTCAGAAGGCCGAGTTCTTATAAAAAGGGTGAAATGGACCAGTATAATTTTATACTAATGCATTTTCCAATTGCCAGCTGGGACGGTATGAACAATAACGCAGTACACTTACATGGCCATGTTCATTTACCTGCTGCTAAGAGAATAGCAGCAGGTAAAGCAATGGATGTCGGAGTAGACGGCAATTACATGAAACCTATATCACTAGATGAAGTATTATCTTTAATGAAAAATAGGCCTATTGTAAAGCTTGCACTGCCTCAAGACCATCATGAGAAAAAATTATAAATTTAGTATAAATGGTTATAGATAGCAAAAAACCCTCAATGACGCAAAACCGCTGTTACCTGCTGGGCGGTTTATCAGTAGGAACTTTAAAAGAAACAAAATGAGTTTAGATGTTTATTTAACACGAAAAAAATGGATTAGCTACGATGCTGGCAAAACATTAACAGAAGAAGAAGAAACTGTTTACGATGCAAACATTACCCATAACTTAGGTAAAATGGCACGTGAAGCAGGAATTTATGAAGCACTTTGGCGACCAGAAGAAATTGGCAAAACAAAGGCGAGTGAAATAGTTGAATTGCTTGAAAAAGGATTAGCTGATTTAAAAGCAAGACCTGAACATTTTGAAAAATTCAACTCGCCTAACGTATGGGGAATGTATGAACATTTTGTTCCTTTTGTCGAAAAGTATTTAGAAGCCTGTAAAGAATATCCTGATGCTATTATCGGAGTGTCAAGGTAGCCTTGCAGGTAACGATTGGGTGTATGAGAAGGTTTGCTTTGATGAATTTTCAAATTACCACTACTGCTGATAGCAAACTTTCTTATACACCTTGTTATACACAGTACGGTTTATTAAGGTAGAATGTTGATTTGAAACACGAATAAAAACTTTTTAAAAATGTGCGGTGGAAAATTTAATTCTGAATATTTATATATACAAATAAACTTTAATATGAAAAAGGAACTTAAACATTTGAAAACATTTGAACAGAACACAGATAAAAACTTGAATATATCTGGTGTTATACAACGGAATTTGTTATTATCAAAATCTGATATTGAATACTTACGAAGTGTCGGATTTACACAAGATAATTCAAAAAATTCTGGTCTTTATTATTATGAAGATGATAATAAAACTAAGGTAATTGTACCACAAGAAGATGGTACATATAAATTAGAATTTTATGAATGGTGTGATGATGGTGATGGTAATTATTACGAAGATTTTGATAAGGAATATAGTAAAAAAGGACAAACATTACAACAATTTATAGAAGATTGGATTTAATTATGTTGTATAACGGTTGCAAATATATGTAGGTTTTTTGTAACAAATGCTTAAAATTTACGTATAACTTAATAAAAACTTACATATATTTGTTGTTATGTGTATGTATTTTAATTTTTTGTGCGTGGGAAATATTAACTTAAAAATAGAAATAAAATGGAAAAATTTATTGAAGTAAACGGAAACTGGTTGTTTAGTGATGAACATTTTTTATTGACTGAACGAGGTTGGCTAAAGGCAAAAGAACTACAAAATGGTGATAAAGTTATTGGGGTGAAAGGAGAATCGACAATAAAAAATATTATAGAATGTGGAGAACGACCAGATGCACCGATTATTGGTGAAACAGGTGCGGTGGGAAATTAAAATATTACACATAACGTGTTTGCGCTTGGCGCAGTGGTGGACTTCGGAGTGAAAAACTTTCAAGTTACCACCAAAGCCGATGCAAGGCACGATGTTGAATTAACCACTAAACCCGCCATTGAGCCAAACGCATGTTAGGCGATGGCACGGTTAAATTAGTAGAAACTTAAAAACCTTGTGGTGTAAAGGCGAACCGCATATATAAAATGACAAATACACAAAAATTTGCAAAGCAAGAGTTGGATATTCTTGCAGCAACAGTTCCAGATGCGATTGTAACACCATTCGCTAAAGAAATCTTAGCTTTATGTGAAGCATTTGGTAAATCAGGACAAAGTGGTGGTTCAGCACCATACACAGCATCAGCCATTGCACAATCGGTAAAAAAATTGTGCTTACAAGAGCCTATTTGTGATGTAACAGGACACGATAATGAGTGGGTTGATGTTGCCGAGTGGATGGGTGAACCAATGTATCAAAATGCAAGATGTGGCGGATTGTTTAAATACCAAAACGGGAAATGTAGCTATAATGATGCTATTGTTTGGAAAGGAGAAGAAGAACACGACACATTCACAGGCAGAGTTTACATTGACGATAAGGATTTTGAACTGATTGGAAGTAGCCAATATGCAAGATTTCCATTTAAACCAAAAACATTTTATATTGACGTGGTTCGTGTTCCGATTACAAAAGATGATGCGGAAAAAAGAGGGATGCATTACATTGAGGATGGTTTTGGAGAATGTTACTACACGGTATTGAAAGACCCTAAACAACTTGAAAAGGTTTTTAAATACTATGACAAAAAGTAATTTAACGGGCAGGCACTATCGGATTAGCAGTTCGGTAGTGCTTTCGCCTAACGGTCGCAGGTATATTTAGTGCCTGATTAAATAGTAGAAACTTTCAAAATAGTAGAGAATATGAAAAATAAACAAATGTTAAAAACTGCGCAGAAACAGGCATTAAATATACCTGTTGTTATAGGTAGTGCTTTTGTTTCAATTTTTGATAGATTCGGGGTTACTTGTTACAATGAACACGACACTATTGACGATGCGATTAAATCATTAGAATACGGAAGTGATGAAGGTTTAATTATGGATATTGCTGTGATTGAAACAAAGACTAAACAAATGGTATGGTATCAAAAGTTTTTAGGTAAACATGAATGTAAAGCAAAGGTAGATATGTTTGTTCAGCATTACCTATAACGTCTGGCAATATATGTAGTTGCCATGTAGAAACTTAACAAATTAGTATAAACCTTAATGGGCAATTACATATATTGCTTGTTAGCAAACGTAATTATTATGGCAAAAAGTTTAGAAAAAGAACCAATGATTATACCAAACGAATATGATGGATTATGGTCGGCATATTATGTTGAAATTATATTCCACAACGGGAATAAATCACATCCAATTAAATTAGATGAAGGTGTTCGTGGGATAAACTGCAAATGTAAGGTAACTGTTGATGAGGATGGTTGGCTTTATGTTTGCTAACGGAAAAGTATTGGCGATGTTGCCAATTTGAAAAACAAATGTTCAAAATTTAAACAAAAGTTGATATGAAAATTGAAGTTAAAATAACCGATGAAGCTGGCAATTTTGCCAATACCGTGTTAGGTGCAGTTTATTTTTTCCCAAATTATATGATAGAACACATAATTGAACTATCACAAGAATATAAAGAAATTGTTTCATTATCAGATATTGAAAAGTTTAAAAGCATTGCAACCGCTTACGATGAAACTTATATTAGCCAATTGATTTCAAACTGCGTCAATTGGACAATGAAAAAAGATTGGGATGATAAATACTACCAAAAATTAAAAAGAGATGAAATTAAAACACTTGAAAGAGTAAAGTATCGGGTCAAACGTGGTCGCTAAATTGCACCTAACTATTATATATAAACAACTCTATGCAACTGACTGATTATTAATACTTTATAACATGAAAAAGACTGACTATTACAAAATCTGTGAACAAAAATTGAAGAACTTCAAACTGCAGCAGGCCATGAACCGCTTATGAGTGTTATCCCGACTAAGAATAGGTATCACCTGATTACTAGGCCTTTTAATATTAAACTATTAGAGCCATTGATGTACAGTGGGGCCGTTGTTCGATATTCACAAGGATAATCCAACTGTTCTTTATTTATAGGATTATTGCAAATTACTTTTTTATTTAAAACATTATATGTATATTTGAATTATGACAGACAATAAAATTAAAATTTATTTAGACGACGTTAGAACCCCGGTTGAAAAGAATTGGGTTGTCGTAAGAAGCTATGATGAGTTCATAGCCAAAGTAAATGAAATTGGTTTAGAAAATATCGATTTTATTTCATTAGACCATGATCTAGGCGACTCAGCAATGAAGGAATGGCATAAAAATGTGTATCACAACTATACATTAGACTACAACAGCATTACTGAGAAAACAGGCTATGATTGTGCTAAATGGTTGGTTGAACAGTGGATGGAAGGACAATCTGTTGTTGATGTGTACACCCATTCAGCAAATGCTATTGGCAGTGCAAACATCATGGGCTACATCAACAATTTCAGACACATAAATCACTTACCGCAAAATTGTGTTAGAGTACAAATAGAACACACGGTATAATAGTAAAACATGAACAGCACAATACATCTTATTTTTCAGGAAGCAAAAAACATGACAAGTTCACATTATGAAGACTATATTGCACTTAGTGCAATCGCTGCAGTCGTGGCAGTTGCGTTCTGGTTGAGTTTTAAAAATAATTCTAAATTAGAAACAGAATAAAAATGGAAAATTTAAACAGCGTGGCCTATGTAGCCAGAATTAATGAAATTAAACCCATTGAGGGCGCCGATAATATTGAACAGGCAGTTGTAGGAGGATGGAATTGTATTATCCAAAAAGGACAATATACTGAAGGCGGATTAGTTGTAGTAGCAACAACAGACGCAGTCATTCCGCAAAATCTTTCTGATAAGATGAATGTAACTAATTACTTGCGTAAAGGTCAACGAGTACGTACTGTAAAGTTAAGAGGTGTATATTCAGAGTGTTTGATTATTCCGTTGCTTTACATACTTAAGGGTAATATTGATACTTACACTGAAGGTAAGGATATGATGGAAGTAATGGGCATCTCTAAATATGAACCGCCTATTAAGCAGGTTCAATTAGCATCAGGTAAAAAGATTAAATATCAATCAAATCCTAACTTCCATGTCTACTATAAGTTTCCAAACATTAAAAATGTTCCTGGAATATTCACTGAAAAGGATAACGTACAGATTACTCTCAAACTCCATGGAACCAATGCCCGTTATGGAATTGTAAAGAAGACTAAACTATCTTTAATAGATAAAGTCAAAAAGTTTTTTCGACTTGCAGATAAGTGGATTGATTATGAATTTGTGGTAGGTTCCCATAATGTTGAAAAAGGTTCTGATTCACAAGGATACTATGACACCAACGTCTGGTATGATATCGCTGATAAATACAAGCTAAAAGAAAAACTTTGGCATTATGTTAAGGTAAGAGCAAGTGTTGATAAAATAGAGGCAGGTGTGGTTATATACGGAGAGATATATGGTCCAGGCATACAGAAAAACTACGACTATGGTTTAAAAGAGTTGGAGTTTGCTGTGTTTGATGTTACCTGGAATAATGAGTATGAGAACGCAATTCGCACTGAGCATGTTGTTAAAAATGCTTTAATGCTTCCTCATGTTCCTGTTTTGTATACTGGCTGTTGGTCTCAAGGGGTACAAGACAAGTATGTGTTTAATAACGTAATTGAAGGCACTAAAGTACCACATGAAGGAATTGTAATTAAGCACGTAAGTGGTAAAAGACAAAATATAGCCAAGGCCATCAATCCGGATTACTTAATTTATGGAGAAAAGCACGATGTAGGTGATAGTCATTAATATATACACAATAAACAGTGTCACGTCTACTAAAATCTAAGAAGTGTAAATGATTTGGAAATAAAATAAAATTCATGAATTGGTTAATAATTATGACATAGTAACATTTGAAATTGCAGAAAGGTTAAATAAGTTAGGCTATTTGCAACATAATGGGTATTATTATAACATTTATAATAAAATGGCTTTTACCACATCTTATCATACCCATTCCGAGGCCATTTTTGCGCCTGGTGTCAAGGAAGTCGCTGAATGGCTAAAGATTATGTTTAAAGCAAATGTTGAACCCAGTAATGATTCAATCGCCGAATTTTTAAAAACTATAAAATCGTAAACTGCAAATTACTTTCAAAGCTTACATATATTTTGTATATTTACATTGTAACATTAATATATAAAAATGGCATATAGCAGATGGTCGAATAGCAGATGGTATACATTTTGGGCGAGTGGCGAATCATTAAAGTATAAAATTCCATTACAGGTTATAAAAGATAATCAGGTCTTTGAAATTTGTGATATTCCAGGCTATAGTATAACATACGCCCAGATTAAACAAGAAGGTATGTTTAATATACTAATGGGTGTTAAAAATTTTTACGGCGAACAACATTCAGTTCCTATTTTAACAAAAACAGATTGTGGCGAATTCATTTATGAAGAAACCGTTATAGACCAGGATGCTATCTCTTTTAAAGAATTACATGAACTAAGAACATATATCGAGAGGTTTATAGAAGACGTTGATGAATACTTTAAACCCCATAACTTCTTTGTATACGAGTGGTATTATCCTATAAGAAACACTGTATGTAATTTCTTTTTAAATTTTAAAAATAAAGTATTTTAAACATTCTAAAATATGTAAATATAATAAATATGAGAATAACATTAATAAGCGATACACACAACAAGCATAAGCAAATAACACAGTACCTACAAGGCGGCGATGTTCTCATCCATGCAGGAGATATCTCTAGCATGGGTTATGAACATGAAATCATAGAGTTTTGTAAGTGGTTTAATGGTCTCAATAATTACACTCATAAAATATTTATTGCAGGTAATCATGATTGGGGATTTCAACACAATCCTATAAAAATAAAAGAGATATTAGATTTTTATACTAACATAACTTATTTACAAGATGACTTTGTTATTATTGGTGAAGATGCACAAAATATAGTTAAGATATATGGCAGCCCTTGGCAACCAAGATTCCATGATTGGGCTTTTAATGCTGACCCGGGACAAGACATTCAACAGCACTGGAATAAGATACCGAATGATACGGACATTCTTATAACTCACGGACCTGCATACGGTTATTTAGATACTGTAATAGGTAGAGGTCATGATAACTTAGGTTGCAAAGACCTTGTTAACAAAATTGTTGAGATAAAACCTAAAATCCATGCCTGTGGCCATATTCACACAGGTTACGGCCATAAGGTAAGCACAGACGGTGCTGTAAACTTTTTCAATGCTGCTGTATTGAATGAACAGTATGTTTATGCACAAAAGCCAATTACGTTTGATTGGAATAAAGCAACTAATGAAATTGAATTTTTAAACACATAATATTATGCCAACATTTTACCAAAACGATTTCGATATTGAAGTTGATGATTTTTTAAATAACTGTGACAATGAAGAAATAAATGAAATTATTTCCTATCTACGAGAAAATGACTATTTAACAAATGGTTTAAACAGTTATATTGCCTCTATTGACGATAGCGGATTAAACCTACTTGAACACGAGTGGAATACACTTATTTCATTTATTTCAGACAGTAGATTAAGTATATCAAATGAAGACGAAGACATTATAAGAACCATTGCTAAAAAATATGGCTACTATCAATGAAGTCAAAGATACATGTCAATCAACATCATATAAGGTCGAATAAGACTTACGGTACTGATCTGCCTGTTTTAACAATTAAAAGAGGCAAATCTAACACATACTGTAATGAAGTTGAAATATTAGGTCCAAGTAAAATAGTTTACTGCGGAAGTGGTTGTGATGCTAAACCGCTTCTTAGCTGCGGTGCAAGAGTTATAATAGAAACAGAAAATGAAATCAAAATCATTAGATAAAAAAATAAACTTCTTCGAGTATATTCGCTTGCGGTGGAAGTTTGATGGTCAATATTTACATAAGGAATTTACTAGAGGTGTAAAAAATCTTTGGAAATGGTTTCCTGTTATTTGGAAAGACAGAGACTGGGACGATTATTTTATTTGGCAAATAATGATTTTTAAGCTTAAAAATCAAGCCAAATACATTGGCTGCAGGGATATCCACACTCGAGCAAAAAGAGATGCACAGATTATGATGACATGTGCGCGTTTAATGAAAAAGGTGAAAGAAGAATATTATCAAATGGAATACATGGATTATTGTGAAAATGACTTTGGCTTTGTTCCAGCCGAAACCCCGGGCTATAGTGAATTAAAAATCACTCCCATATCTGAAAATTTTGATGAGTATTTTACTAAAAGAAAAACAGCTTATCGCCATGTTATGAAAAACGGCGGCATCTTTGGTAATGATGATAAACAAAACATTGCAATGAGCATGTGCCGATATCAACATGAGAAAGCTCGAAAGATTTTATTTACACTTATGGAACGTAATATAGAATGCTGGTGGGATTAATAAAATAAAAATGAAAAATATAATTAAAAAAGTACTTGGACCTAATAGTCGTATGATATCCGGATCTAAGTCAGGTTATAGGAAACAGTTTCCAAAAAACGTGCCAGTCTTTAACGCAAACCTTTGTACGACTGAAGGTAAATTCTGGTATGGTGATATTGACTTAACGACAGACAAAAACAAGCTAGTCTTTCTGGCAAAAGAGCTCGACAAAGACGTTTATGTTTTATATGAAATGGATGCCAGATTTGAAAATGAGAAAAAGCCCAAGTTGGATAGGGCCATCATGATATTTAAAAAAGATGGAACATTTCAATTGAGAGAAGATATGATAACTTATATCAAAATAACAAAACAGGGTGAAATTAAACTTAAAAAATAATATATCTATGATAAATTTTCTAAAAAAATTTAACCAGTATTTCGAAATCAAATTTGGCTGGTTTTTTATAAACGGCAACATGCAACAGAAATGGATAGATTATCTAAATAAAAAATATGCTGTAAAAAAATAAAATCTTAGCAAATCTGTTAAACAAACATATATCATTCACTATAACATTTATAATAATTAAATTCATAAATTATGAAAAACAATCAATCAAATCGCCCTTCAAGCTACAACAAGATTAGCTTAATGGCAAAAATTGCCAGTATTAATTCCCGCAGAAGGACAGGAGACGTAACACGCGTATCTGAACGTACTGGTTATTCAACTGCCCACGTAAGCGGTGTATTAAATGGCCACTATGTAAATGAGCAAATCATTAACTCTGCCTATGACATGACACGTGGTCGTATTCAAAACCATAACTACGTAGCTTAATTGTTGCCGTAAGTTAAAACTCAGGCCTGGCATGTGCCAGGCCTTTTTTTTGAATATGCTAAATTTAATTATAAAACAACATATAAAAATAAAAACATGTATCAAATAATCAAGAAAGATAGAAAAACTCTTAAGAGTAGATTTCTAATCGACCAGTCTAATGAAGTAATTGAATTTGAAAACAGAGACGAGGCTTCTAAATTTTGTGATATTTTAAATGTAAATTCAACTGGCCATATTTACTTAGTAAAAAGCATCTATGAATCTTCAACAGGTGATAAAGTAACTGAAGAACTGGACCATGTAAATACTTTACTTAAAAAGGCGCAAAGACATGGACTAGAAGCAGAGTGTGTAGTTTTTGCACTTAAGTATATGCAAGAGAATCCGGCATTATCAATCAATCAGGCCATGTCCTATGGTTTTAATGAATGGGTAAAATGAACATATTGATTTTCTTAGCAGGCGTCTTTGTGGCAAACATGTATAACAAGAAAAAAGCCAGGGAACTACAGTCAGAAATACAAGTACTTGAAGATAAAATAAAAAAGAAAGATCTTCAAAATTATAAAAATGCAACTGAAAGTCTTGGCAAAATGATGGACGAAAATCTTAACTAGATTAAGATATTGTGTAAAGTGATATATAATAAAAAACTTTACGACATGAGCTATACAAGGGAACAAATTGAAAGGGCTGTAAAATCAAAAGGTTATGTTTGGTTTGAAGATGCTGTCAATAAAGGTTTTGATGTTAATATAGTTGGTATTAGAAATTCATCAACTGGAAATAAAGTAACAAATGTATTTGATGACTGGTTAACATTATCTTATAAAGAAAATGGGGTATGGCAGTTTTATATATGGTCTGCTACTACTGATCCTGGCAAAAAAAGTATGTTAGAATGGAAGCAAATGGGCATCACTGGTGGTTGTTCAAGATTGATTGCAAATCAATATAGAGGATCGCATTGTATAGGTTTACACCAAGGTAGATACGAAGCCCTTAGACAACAAAGGAATGTAAAAGTCTATCGTGACGCTAACATGGACCTTTCGTATGATGAAAAATTAGTAACAGAAGGTTTATATGGTATTAATATTCATAAAGCAGGTCAAGATTCTACTTGGGTAGAAAACTGGAGTGCTGGATGCCAGGTATTTAAAAGAGTAAAAGATTTTGATGAATTTATGAAGATATGTAAAAAATCTTCTAAGATACATGGCAATTCATTTACTTATACTCTAATAGAATCTAAAGATATCACATAATATAGTAGATTAATAGTGACAAAAAGACGAATAATGAAATTAAATAAATATATCAAACAATATGCCGACTTTCTTAATGAGTCTGCCGGGTCAATTGATGTCAATGGCAGTCAAGTCGATTGTTATGCAACAGATTGGGACAAAGGCAACCTAGCATATCTTTCAATAGTTAATAGAAGCGCTGAAGGCTGGATTTTAAATAAAATAGGTATTTTCCACGGTCTTGATAAAGATGAAATGATTAAATATAATAACGAAATACAGGCTCTAATGCTTGACTCTTCTACAAGGCGAGATGATTATAAATACTTCATTTGCAAAAACGAGACAGACAAGGAAATGTTTAATACATTGCGCTGGAAAGACCTGGTTAATCAAGATGCTACTGGCGCTATATTGAAACCTAATTCATCGACTTCCATAGAAGATTTTAAAAATATAATTGAAACACATTTTCCATTTGTATATTTTACCAATTCAGGCGGCACGCCGCATAGCATTGACTCATTTAAAGATAATGAATAATGTCATTTAACAAAAGATATATTAACTCAGCTTCTATAAAGAAGCTATACAAAGAACAGGGCGCAGAATTTGTGTATAATTACATCAAAAATCCTGACAGTATAATATCTGATAATAGCACCCTTTTTAGAAAATGTTACAATGCAGTAAATGATAGAGACTTGGATAAATTGAAAAAAATTCTTGAACAAATAGAACTTAATTGATATATAAATTGCAATGCTACTTGTAGGTTGCACAGTAACAGATTAAAACAAATTGTTAAAAAAACGTAAAGCTATGAGAAATTTACTATTACTAAACCAGCGCGACCAATTTTTAAATTCATTTGATCGCCTATTTGACGAAATGATTGCACACCAGTTTCCAGCACTTTCAAAAGAGATCGGTGTATCTTTCTTTGAAAAACAAAGTTATCCAAAGGTCGATGCCATTGACGCAGGGTCAGAAGCCATAATTGAGGCTGAATTACCTGGTATGACAAAAGATGAGATTAAAATTAAAGTCAACGACGACATCTTGACAATAAGCGGCGAAAAGCGAAAAGTAGCCGAAGACAATCAAACTTATATTAAACGAGAACTTAAACGTTCATCTTTTTCTAGATCTTTTAGATTCAGCGAAGAGTTTGACCTGAACAAAGTCGAAGCTGAATTTAAAGACGGCATTCTTAAACTCGTGGTCAAGAAAAAGAACTACGAGGAAAAGAAAGAAATAGAAGTTATAATAAAATAAAAATACAAAGATCTGTTACTGAAAGGAGGCCGCCAGCCTCCTTTTTTATTGCTTAAATATATACAACATGAAACTAGTCGTTGAGTCATACGAATTATTTGAGAAAATGTTAAAAGGCAGCTCTGAACAGGATCCTAATCTTGAAGATATCAGGCATTTTAAGGGAAGTCTTTTACAATTCAAACAATATTGGGATAAAAAAGCTGGTACGCCGGCTCATAGAAAAGTTGACTATGAATATCCCGTAAAACGTACGTCTCACGACAAGTCGCTTCCATACCAAGATTTCGCTGACGGTGAAAGTGCATTGGTAAAAAGAAATATGGAGACCAGGGGAAAGTTAAAAGGTAGCGACAAATAAAATAAATACATGGAACCAGGTAGTAGTGATAATCAAACTAAGAAACAAGAATATAGAAATAGACAAAACCGATTTGTATCTAATGCTAGCGATGTTCTACAATCCATTTGGGTTCGATATAATATTTGCAGCAGTACTAAAAATGACGGGCTCTTTTCTAATAACAGATCTTGTCTTTTATTCCATTTCAATATTCTTCTTTATTTTATATTACATCAGTCGAAAAAAATCTGAAACAAATGAACGGCCACAGTATAGTAACGAAGAAACCACTGGGTAAAATCAAGCTAACTTCTGACCACATTTCATTAAGCGGTAATAAGTATAAAGAGGGCCAGATATTTGAATATTACGCTATTTTTGTAAAATCTGAATGTGGCTCTTGTGGTAAACAGGGGTACAAAAAGACATATAAAATAAAAGGCGGTAATATACCTTTTGAAAAAGCCATTATAATATGAAAATTCTAAACTATACGCAATTTCTTAAAGAGGATAATCCCATTCTTTTTACAGGGCAGTCTGGCGTCGGAAATACTAGCTCACGTGAAAATATTTTTGTACCAGGGCAAACATCTGTAATTAAGAGAAAGGGTAAAAAGGTAAAGACACCTAGCAGTGCCGTTACTCAACCCCCAATGAGTAATCCTCAATCTTACGTAAACCGTTTACTTCAATAGAGTATAATCAAAAATAGAATAATGGAATTTCATAAAACTTCAATGGGCAAAAAATTCTATGATATAGATTTGCCTAAATTAATACAGTCTATAAATAGACTTTCTGATGCACTTGAAAAGAGTAATGCACTCAGGGAAAAAGACATCAAGGAAAATAAAATAGCTGCAAGCAAAAAACTAAAGGCTCAGATTGCTGAATCTAAACCAAACTCTTAATGAATTACTATGAAACACTTGGCGTTGAAAAAGGTGCAAGTGCAGACGATATAAAAAAGGCCTATCGTAAACTGGCCATGCAATACCATCCTGATACTAATCAAGGAGATGCATCTGCTGAAGAAAAATTCAAAAACATAGCTGAAGCCTATGAGGTTTTAAGTAACCCAGAAAAGAAGGCCCGATATGACGGAGGTTGCCGGTCTAATTTTTACGACAATTTACAAGATTTTAATTTTTCATTTGATTTTACAAATGGCTCCTGGTCTGACCAGTTTGACCAGGCGTTTGGTAATACTAAAAAGGGACCCGATATTGTATTACAAATGATGATTACAATGAAAGAATCTTATACAGGCACTGTTAAAGAGATACAGATCGAAAATAAACGATATAAAATTTCAATTAAAAGAGGTGTTACAGACGGTCAGAAACTTAGAATCAAGGGACTTGGCAGACCACATCCCTTTATACAGAATGCTGAAAGGGGTGACTTATTGATATTTGTTTCCATTTTAAATGACGAAAATTTTATAAGAAGAGGTGTGGATCTTTATACATCGGCCAATGTACATGTCTATAAATTAATTGCAGGCGGTAAGATAAACATACCAACACCAGAAGGCGACCTTGTTTATAATTTAGAACCTGGGCATGGTAATAAAACCATTTGTTTGAACGGATGTGGTATGCCGTATTATGATTCAGATAAAAAAGGAAATCTGTTTATTAAAATAAATACTATGTTTCCTGCGCAGTATACTGGGCAAGAGCTTGAAATTATTTCTAAACTCTCAGAATACATCAAAGATTTATAATTCACTAATCTATCGACAGTTATAATTTGATATATAAATTATAGGTATGGAAAATTATTATAATCAATATGGGGATTTAGATAAATTCATTTTAAAAATGATTCAGGATGACCAACATCATACAAATGAAGTATGCTATATGCTACTTAATTTATACAAAGATGAAATTATTTTAGAAAATCTTATATCAAAATCCGAAAAAAATAAAATACTTCAATGCCTTATAGATTATTATGAGGGAATAAAAGAGTATGAAAAAAGTTCATTTATATTAAGTATATTTAATCAAATCAATATATGTTAGAATTATTACAATTTACATTAAGCAGCCCAACTAATTTCTTGGGTTCAATAATTATTATTACTACAGTAGGTATAAATATTGCTGCCATAGTTAAGTCTTTCAGGCTTTTTGAAATTAATAAAATAGAAATACCCGAAAATGAACAAAGAGATTTTATACAAGAAATAAAAGAATACTTTTCTCAAAAAACAGCATCAGACACAAAATAAAGAGTTAAACGCATGTTAAAAAATAACTTAAAATGGAAAAGAAGGGTAATTTTAATGCAATTGTTAGAAAATCGTATGATTGTGCGGTCAATTCTGACATAAACGACATTTTCATAATATATGAAGAATCTAATGAAATAGTTGAAATACCATATAATATGAAATCAAGAATTAAAGTTATTGATAAACTAATTAAGTTCTTTGAAGATATCGAAGAATATGAAAAGTGCCAAGAACTTTTAAAAATTAAACAAAACGCGAATTAAATTGACAAACAAGAATAAACCTAAATTAAATAAGGCTAAACCTAAACCTAAATCAAATAAGCCTGAAATAACAAAAGAAAATCTTTCTCGAGTTAGTCTTAAGCCCAGGCAACAGGAGTACAAAAATATAATCATGTCAAACAAAATTACATTTTGCCATGGTCCTGCCGGTACTTCAAAAACATTTACAACAATCTTTTCAGCGCTTGAATTATTAGCCGAACAGAAGATTAGTCAAATCATTTTAACTAAACCCATACAGGAGTCAGGAGAAAAACTTGGCTTTTTACCAGGTGATGTAGAAGAGAAGATAAAGCCTTTCATGGAAAGTTATGTAGATAATCTTACTCAAATCCTTGGACAAAATCTTACAAGCTGGTTATTAACAACAGGCATAATTAAATACGAACCACTTGCTTATATGAGAGGTAGAACTTTCCACGACTGTATTATGATATTAGACGAAGCACAGAATGCTGACTTCAGACAATTAATGCTTTTTGTGTCCAGAATGGGTAAAGGCGGAAAAATGGTAGTTTCAGGTGACGTAAGTCAATATGATATTGAGAAAAATAAGGTTGCATTACCTAGTTTTGTAAAAATGCTTGAGGGTATTGATGGCATTGGGCACTTTGTTTTTGAGAAGACAGATATTATGCGCGATAAGATTATTATAGAAATTACCGACAGGTATGAAAAATGGAAATCAGAAAACCATAAGCTATAAAAACTTTTATGCCTGTTTAGATATAATTCATATCTAAAAATGATATGGCTAAATTTACCGACGAACAACTCGCATTTATTAAACATACCGGTCCTGAATCCGTTATATTAACTGCAACTGCAGGCTCAGGTAAAACAGCATCTGCAACAGGTAGACTACTATGGTTACTTGAACAGGGTGTTAAACCTGGCAAAATTATTTTCTTCAGTTTTACAAATGACGCAGTAGATGAATTAAGAAATCGTATTAAGGACGATAAAATTCATATAACGACGATTCACAGTTTCTGTCTTTCTGCTCTTGCAAAATGTAAGAAATTCAAATCTATTGCCGACTTCCGCCATTTTATTAATTGGTATAAAAAGAAATCTAATCCTGGGCCAAAGGCCAGATTCGATGAAAAGCTGGCATATAAGCGTAGAGTAGAGAAGCTTGAAGACGATCCTGAATATTATGCATCACAAATCTCAAAGTACAAGATGCTGCAGTTAGATAACGTTAAGTCAAGGTTGCCGGATTATTACATCGACTATTGTAAGTTTCTAAAATCTACAAACAGCCGAGATTTTGTCGACATGTTAACTGAAACTCTTAAACTAACTGACAGTAATATGTGGGATGATAATTTCTTTAAGAAGTATGACTATGTATTTGTTGATGAATATCAGGACACTTCTGCACTTCAAATGAAGATATTACTTAAACTTAGAGCTCGTGTATATCATTTAATAGGCGACAGAAATCAAAGTATCTACGGTTTTTCAGGTTCTAATTGCTATATGATTGAAAAGCTTTTAAAGCAGGACAAACCTGTAGCTGAATATTCATTATCTAAAAATTTCAGGTCTGACCTTTCAATTGTCGAAAATTCAAATAAATATAGCTCACTGTTTGCAATTGCTGAAAGTAATAAACAGGGTAAAGTTGAATTGGGCTTGATAGATGAATACGATGTGATTAAAATGATAAAACAAGGTAATGATGTTGTGTTGCTTGCAAGAACCAATCAGGTTATCAGGCAGTTAGAGGAAAAGTTCTTATTTAAAAAAATACCTATTAGATATTTGAATATTTTCTCCAAGGATGAAATAGAAATAATTAGAAAGCGTACAGGTGTTACACCTCAGCTTAATAGCAAACTGAAACGCATTCTACCTAATTTTGGTAAACCAAGTGAACTATTAACTTTTCTAGATGAAAATTCAACCAGCGGAAGTTTTATAACAACCATTCACAAGAGCAAGGGTCGTGAATTTCCAAGATGTGTAGTAGTAAATTGCCTTTCTCCTGAAATCATTGAATATAATTCACTGGATCTTGACAAGAAAGAATTGAAAGCAATCTCATTTGATCCAGCTGACATAGACGACGAAGAGGCAAAAAACGTGCACTATGTTGCAGTAACCAGACCCAAGAATGAACTTTATTTTATGATATACAATGAAAACCTTGACTAAATTAAAACCATATTTCAATGACTGTTATTAACGCATCTGAAAACTTAAAAACAATAATAAATTTTATAAATAATGAAAAAAGCAAATAAAAGCCCACTATCATTAATGCCTTTAAAATCTTTTTTTCGCGATTGCGTTGAAGTCGGCATTGATGAAGTGGGTCGATGACGTGGGTGCTTTTCAGGTCCCGTCGTCGCAGCTGCAGTTATATTACCAAAAGATTTTGAACACCCTCTGGTAAAAGATTCTAAAAAGCTTTCTGAAAAGCAAAGACTTGAGGCCTGTGAAATAATTAAAGCCAATGCACTTGCATATAGCATAGCATATAGTACAGTAGAGGAAATTGACAGTATAAATATTTTACAAGCCACTTTTCAGGCCATGTGGCGGGCACTTGATGGTTTGCAAATTAAACCTGAACACATCTTAGTCGACGGCGATAAATTTAAAAGCTATCGTGGTATACCTCATACATGTGTTGTAAAAGGTGATGCAACTTATTATTCAATTGCCGCTGCATCGATTTTAGCAAAAGTTGAACGCGATTGTTATATGACTCGACTATCAAAGGAATATCCGCTGTATGGTTGGGATAAAAATAAAGGATATGGTACTCTTGAACACAGAAAGGCCTTGCTTGAACATGGCCCAGCACCCTATCACAGAAAGACTTTTATTAGCAATTATGTGCAAAATACACACTCACATCTTTTCTAATTATAATAAAAATAAACTAATATGAAATACATTAAAACATTTGAGGGCTTTATAAATGAAGGCTACTTATTTGAAAATTACGACACTGTTTCTATTATAAAAGAAGGAATTAAAATTAACTATTCAAGGGTTATAAATTAAAAATATTTAATTTCTAAAAAGCTGCAAATTATTTTTAGTTATCAAATATATTTGTTATTTTTACACTATGAAATGTATTAAATGTAAAAATAGCATACCTGAGCGTAGAGCTAACCTTGGTTATAAAGAGTGCATCAACTGCAGCACTACAGAGTCATATAGTTGTATAGATGTTGTATATCATAAGACTGGCAATACCCTTGAAATAGTAGATAAAGAAACGGCAGCTCGTATTAATAAACTTGCACACCGAAGCGGATTTGGTGTCATGCGAGGTATTATTGGTTCAAAATCAAGAGGTTCAGAATTTTCACTTTCTGTACCTAAATTTGAAGAACCCATAATTGAAACCCAAGAAAATTTTAATATAGTAGGAGAGTCTGCAACAAATATACTTGATGAACAAGGTATTGAACATGCAATAAAGTATATAACAAGCGCCTATTCTTTAAGAACTATTAGTTTATCACAGATGAATAAGTTATACTCAATACTACATAAACTGAATTCAGACATTAAAAAACCTCCAGTTAAATTATCACACAATCCTTACGCCAGGTCTGAACCCAGGTTTGAAAAATCTGAAGTATCAGATGACGTAAATTGGGTATTTCGTAATTGGAAAAAATAGAAAGTCTGCAACATACTTTCATTATTAAAAAATATTTTGTAGATTTACAATATAACAATTACAATAAGATGATACAAGAATTAAAGACACTCCAGCAAATTTCACAATGTGAAGGAAAAGGCTCACAGGATAAAATGCAGGCCATATTAAAAAGCAATTTAACACCTGAAATGGAATTTATGCTAGATGTTGCATATAACCCATTTATTACAACTAAATTAAATAAGTTGACTGTGCCTGATTCAGGTGAAGGTGAACCTACATTCGCTGAATTTAAAAAACTAATCGATATTTTAAGAAAGACAAAGGCTGCAAATAACGATCTGCGTAAAGATGCAGGTGAATTTATTGCAAAATTCCCGTCTGAATTACGTCAGACAATGTTGGATATAATTACCAAAAATTTGAATATAGGCATACAGGCCAAGTCTATCAATAAAGCAGCAGGACGTGAGTTGATACCCAATCCCAGTTTAATGCTTTCTGAAGACGATGTCGAGCTAATTGAAACCTGGGATAAAATTTACTGCGAGCATAAATATGACGGTGTTCGTATTATTGCAATTTATAAAGGTGGTGAATTTCAATATTTTACCAGAAATTTCAATCAAATATCTACTGAATATATGAAGTATGTAGATAATGAATTGCATCGCATTATTGACGCGCATCCGTCATTCGATTTTGAAGGCTGGTTCTTTGACGGAGAACTAACAGACCATGATCGCAAGTCAGTTTCAGGTAAATTGAACCGCATGCTTAAAGGCAAAGTTGACAGTGAAATTTCCAAAGAATTTATGTTTAATATATTTGACATAGAACATGAAAACGTCTTAAGAGCCGGAAAAGGTGTTGTAAAATATTTACAAAGACGAGAAATGTTAGAGCACTTTATAATCGATGGTGTTAAGCATATTTGCATTTCTGAACGTTGGGAATTTGATAATGTTTCTGAAATGATGAAACGCTTCAATAGCATATTGAACGATGGTGGCGAAGGAGTAATTTGTAAAAACAACGGTGTCTATGAATGTAAGCGCAGCAGGAATTGGATTAAACTTAAAGAAGTTAATGACTGTGACCTTGTTGTAACAGGCTGGATCCCAGGCGAAGGTCGCAGAACAGGTTTTATAGGAGGCCTTGTATGTGAAGATAAAACCAGGACCTTACAAGTAGGCGTTGGTTCAGGTTTTAGTGATGGTGATTTACAAATGTTTAATGATATGATTGCATCAGGTGAGCTTATGGGCAAGATTATAACAGTGCAATATAATATGCGTATTCAAGATAAGTATGGCAATCATAGTCTATTCTTGCCTAGATTTATTGACGTAAGAAGTGATAAAATGGTCGCTGACGATATAGAAAATATAAAATAAAATGTTCGATCCCAAACACCTTTCTGAATTTATAAAACACGTAAAAGATATTCTCGAAAAACAAGATGTGTATACAGTTGCTTCTAAATTAAACGAGGCTGAACTTGTTGAATTATCAAAACATTTTACAATAAGTAAAACAGAAAATTTTTTACATTTACCCAAATATACTTTTACTAAAAATGCCGGAATTAGCAGAGATTAAAATAATGGCCGAGTATATTAATTCTACTTGTGCAAATGAAGACTTTACTAGCATTTCTGTATCATCTGAAGTTGTAAATAGATTAGGTATTGTTCAACCAAGTGAATTGCAAGTATTTAGTATTACTGCTGAAGCCAGAGGCAAAGAACTAATACTGAATCTGTTGTCAGGTCAGAATAAGTATCGCCTTTCATGTGCAATGGGTATGTCAGGGCATTGGACCATATCCGATCGTGACAATCCGCCTAAACATACTCATCTAAAATTCAATGCTATTAGTAAGCGATCTCTTTGTTTAGTTGATGCCAGGCGTTTTGCAAAATGGAAGTGGACTAAATCTTGGAATAATAAAAGAGGTCCTTGTCCATTGTCAGATTTTGACAATTTTAGAAATCATATAAACATAAACGCACATAAGCGCGCTTTTACTAAACCTATTTATGAGGTTTTAATGAATCAGTCATATTTCAATGGTATAGGTAACTACTTAAGAGCTGAAATATTATATAGACTGGATATTAATCCATTTCAGTCGGCATGGAATGTAATTGTTAAACTAGATAAAGGTGAAGAGTTGCTTAGATTATGCCATGATGTATGCCAGGAAGCTTATCTTGTAGGCGGTGGCGAACTAAAAGATTGGCATAATCCTTTTAAAACCGGATACGGCAGAGGGCGTATAAATGAAAAAATGAATAAACTTGCAGACACGTCTTTCAGAGAATGGTTACAGTGTTATGGCAAAATGTTATCGATTGACGACAACAAAAGTCGCAGGTTTTGGTATAATGAGAAATGGGCCTATTACGCTAATATATAAATTATGAAAAAATTTAGCAAACTGCTTGAAAAGCAAAAATCTGAAATTATCGAGTTCGATAAAAAGAACATAGAAAAACTACTTAAAGAACACGGTGAAATCGATGTTATAGTAAGAGGCGGTCAGCGATATTTTATTGCACCTCACATGCATAAAGATGGTAAACTTGAAGAACAAGGAGCTGGTCTTTCTGTATTAAATAAAGATGGTGACAAGATACAAATTAATTTTTATGATATAGTAGGTGTTGAATTTTAATACACAGCAAATGCCTAGAATAAATATTAACTCAGTATACATGAATGTTGCGGTTGAAATAGCCGAATTATCTTATGCACAAAGAAAAAAAGTAGGATGTGTCATAGTAAAAGATGCTTCTATTATTAGCATGGGATATAATGGAACACCCGCTGGGTTTGATAATAAATGCGAGACAATTGAAAATGGTGAATTGGTTACCAGGCCCGAAGTCTTGCATGCTGAATCAAATGCCATAGCAAAGGTTGCCAAGTCACCTAACTGTTCAGATGACGCAGATCTTTATGTTACACTTTCCCCATGTTTTGAATGTTCTAAATTAATCATACAGTCAGGTATAAAAAGAGTTTTTTACAGAGAACTATATAGAATAAATGACGGTATCAAACTTTTAGAAAAAGCTGGCATACAATGCATGCAATGCTAAATATATAGTAAAAACGACTATATATTAATGATAATTGAGTCAACCAGTCTTAAGACGGTAATTGATCTTTTAGAATCACTTAGAAAAAATTCACTTAGTGCAACTAGCATACGTCTCAGTTACACTAATTATGGTGGGTTAAAAAAATACGTGACGTTTAATAGTCTTGATGAACTCAAGGCTCTTTATACCAAAGACTATAATACTTTAGTCAACTCCAGAAGAAGTCCATTTACCGAAGATCCTGCACTAGCTGCAAGCAATGACTTTATCACAACAGTAGGTGATTTAATACTCATTAGTAACATTGCTGAAAATGAATTTAATTTTTTCAAAGAGACATTTTGTACAGTAGGAAGTCTTGTTACTCTTGAAAGTTTTAATTTACAAAGCTACCTAAAAGAATATAATTTCTCTTTTATAGTTAAGGACGTTACAAGCAATATTAAGATATTAGAAAATTCTAAATTTGACCTGAGAAGGCAAAGTGAAATTAAAACAGTTCTTGATAGATTTAAGAGTAGCGTTACTGACTACATAAAAATATACAATGAAATTTATATAAAACTTAAATATCTTTTTATACAAGGTAGTAATGTTGATATATGCTATGCAGAGATAGGATATTTTAAATTTACATTTGAATTATATAAACTATTCTTTTTTATAAATAAAAGAGGTTTAAATGCCGGAATCACAAATGATGTATTTAACAAAACGTATCTAAGAACACAAAATAATTAATTACAATGCCACTATTAGGAGAATATATTAAATTACGCAGCGAACTAGGAAGAGCTTTGACTACACAGGAGTTAGACGACAACTTTCTATACGTTGCTAATGAATGGAACGCACAAAGAAGATATAAAAAGGGGTTCATAGTATATCATGATGCTGGACTTTCAGGAAGTGAAGGTAAATCCTGGTGGAGGGCTACTATAGACAATGGCCCTAATTCAACCTTCGACCTTGGTTCATGGGAATCAATAGGTGCATTTAATGCTGGTTCAGGAAGTATATTAGTAGAAAGTACTAGTATACAGTATACCGTAAATGTTGTAGAGTTTGATAGCACACACTTTATTGTTACAAACCCAGGCAGTACAGCACTTATTCAAGTTAATACATCTGCTGTCAATCCATACTGGTTATTACCAGGTGACACGAATATAGGAGGCGTTGAAAACGATGCATCTATAATTCATACAGGTGATGTAGTAATAGGCGCTGGTACATTTCCAAGTGTATATAAATTAGCGGTAAACGGAACAGTAAATATAACAGGTGACTTAACTTTAGGTGGTACTATTAATAATGTTGATATTTCTAATTTAGCAGCAGATTATCTTATTCATCAACATACTGCGCTACCTACTACCTATGCTAATTATGGCAGTTTATTCCCGGATGCTACAACAAGCTTAGCAGATTTTAATATTAACACGACAACCCTTGTAAACGGGCATATTTTAACCTGGAATAATTCTTCTAAGCGCTGGGTAAATAGTGCACCATTATCATATTCAATTGCTACGCTTTCAGATACTTCTATTACATCGCCTTCGAATAATCAATTATTGAGATATAATAGTACTTTAGCTAAATGGCAAAATTTTACAATCAGCGCAGACGCTAATAATGGTATAAGTACTACCCCGTTTGTTCACAGTCACAATACTTTATATTATACAAAGACACAATTAAATACATCGGGAGGTGGCGGTTTAGTTCATTGGAATAACGTTACGTCAAAACCTAATGATGCCAGAGAATATTTATTAGCAACTGCACCAGTATCTAGTTCACCATTAAATTTAACTTCATATAGAGTTCTAACTTCATCTAATGGTAGCATAGACATAAGCACAGCTACATCTAATGTCATAGATATATCTTTATCAAGTGTTTTTTATACTTTACAAGTTGGTTATGATAACGATAATGTAGTCAACGGGGTTGATGTAGTTATTGAAAGTCTTACATCTGGTCAAACTACAATTGGTATAGGTGCTAATGTTTTAGCAGGTAACACTGGAGCAAATGTTATTTCATTTGGAGACTATTCATCATATAATAATATAAACGATGATGTTATAGCAATTGGTTACGGTGCAGCTTATGACAATGCAAACTCTGATATAGTAAGCATAGGAACCTATGCTGGTTATACAAATTCCGGTGAACATGTAAATTCAATTGGTTATCATGCCTCTGAAAGTAACACAGGAGACTATGTAAATTCAATTGGTTATAATTCTAATATAAATAATACAGGTTCAAATGTAAATGCGCTGGGTTATAGCGCATCTGAAAATGGTACAGGTTCAAATGTAAATGCACTTGGTAATAATTCAGCACGGAATAATTCTGGCAGCCATGTTAATGGCTTAGGTAATGAATCTGTTTATAACAATACTGGCGACCATATTAATGGATTAGGTCAGTCATCTGCCAGAGGTAATACTGGTGCTAGAATAAACTCAATGGGTTACCATTCAGCTTATAATAATATCGGAAATGATATAAATGTGTTTGGAAACAGAGCAGGTAAAAGTAATACTGGTTCCAATATTAATGCCCTTGGAAATGATGCAGCATTCAACAACACAGGTTCTGACATTAATGCAATGGGTTTTAATGCTGGCATATCAAATGCAGGAAGTAATATTAACGCATTTGGACAATATTCAGCTCTTGATAATATAGGAAATGATGTAAACGCATTTGGCGACAGCGCTGCATATAATAACATTGGTGACAATATAAATGCCTTTGGATATGCTGCAGCACACGGTAATACATCATTTGGTACTGCTGAAGGAAATAATGTTAATGCGCTTGGATATTCAGCAGCCTATGGCAATACAGGTAACGATGTTAATTCCTTTGGTTATTCAGCAGCATATTCTAATACAGGCGATGAAGTCATTGCTCTTGGAAATACCAGTGCTAAAAACAATTCAGGTAACAATGTTATAGCAATGGGTTATATTGCTGCACAGGATAACACAGCAGATCATATAATTGCACTTGGGTATTCAGCAGGTGATGGCAATACTGGAATTAATCTTATTGCACTTGGGCAAGAACCTGCTATTAATAATGTCGGCGATCATGTTATTGCAATAGGAAAAGGCGCATGTGAAAATAACTCAGGCGACCGTGTAATTGCATTCGGAATGAATGCCGCAAATAATAATCTCGGAAGTGACGTTAATGCTTTCGGTGATAATGCAGCTTTATGTACTGCTGAACCTGGCTCAGTATTCGGTAATGATGTTAATGCGCTTGGTTATCATGCAGCTTATGATAGCGTAGGAAGTGATGTCAATGCTCTTGGTAGAAATTCATCAGAAAGTAATACAGGTAATGATGTTAATGCATTTGGTAATAATGCAGCTAAGAATAATACAGGTAATGATGTAGTGGCAATTGGTAGAGATGCTGGTATAGGAAATATCATTTCTACAGCTTTTATAATAAGTAATAGTAGCTTACCATCTTATGTTAACCATGCTGCTGCAAATGCTGCTATATCCGGAACAGGTATAGCAGGCAATACTTATTTATATCATAATCAGGCAACTGATTCAATTGGCGCAGTAAGACTATAAACATTTAATTATTTCTTGATATAAAATTTATGTATTCTGAAAAATATCAATGGGTAAAAGGCGAAAAAGCCGGAAATATTGAAAATTATATATCACATGACGATGACTGGGTTTATTTCGCCGGAGGCGGTCGTATAAATCACAATCTTATAAATGAATATATGATGCAATATGACGGCAATGGATTTGAAGTTGAAATTACTAAACATGCACGAAAGGAACAGCCTATTAATAATGCTGTTATACAAGATGTACCCGTTAAGACAATGGATCCTGTTAAAACTTTGCTTAAACAGTCTACTAAAACAGAAGAGGAATTTAATTATAAAATACTTGTAAATATACCTAAACAAACAGTGTATGAACTAATTAAAGATTCTTTTGAGTGCGACATAGACGAGCTAATAAAAGAATTGATATTCGAAAATATTAATAAAAGTACACTATACGAAGAAATTCAAACAAGTATTAAAGAACAGATAATTAATTTTTATAAAAATGGAACAAGAAAATCTTGAAGTAACCAAATCCGCGCTTAAGCAATGGGTTAATAGAAGCAATCGCAGACAGTATCTTAAAAGAGCTGGCATCTTAAAATCTAAAAGCAAACTTAATTTTAAGGACTGGGCATCAATAGTCTCTTCTAATATTGAAAATGGAAAAAAGCGCAGCAGTGAATATGAAATTTTAGTAAGAACTGGAATTGAAGAACAATTGGCACAAATTGAAAAGTCTTTAATTTTAAATTGTAATCAGGCAGGTTATTCTAAAGAAGAAACTGATGCATACTTGCAATCTTGGCAAGAGTCTTTAAAGCCATGGCCTAATTATAAGTTATGATAAAAATATTGCTTGACATAGCATCTAATGGTGTAATTAAAACTGTTACAGACAATAACATCAACGGGGCAGGCGATATATTTGAAAGAAAAAATGTATATAATTTTGAAGACGATGAGTCATTTGAAAAACGTATTCAATTTTTATATGAACTGTGCGAAGAGATTGGCATTGAAACAGGTAATACATACGATAAAGATACTCTAATATTCACGGTAGAATGGGGTGTAAACTATACGCCTGTATTACAAGAAGTTAATAATAGAATTAAAGAAATATCTTCTGTACTCAAAGAACTAAAAATATTAAAAGCTAAACTGGATAATGCATCAAAAAAGATTTGACTGTATATACGTCAAGAATAAAATTGACTTTAAAAAATACACCAAAGTAAACGAATATCAGGAAATTATTAGCTTTTATGATATTATTTCAAAACTTACAAAAAGCGATGACCAGGGCTTAAAGCCAAGCGAATATGTAGTCAATTCTTATATCACAAAAAGGTTATCAAAAGCACTCTGTGAATCTAATAGTATATTGTATGCAATCAAAAACCTGGACCATGATACAGTCGATTCTATTAAATCACTTATAATTAAAAACACTGGCTGCATTCAATTTAATCTTATAATTCCTGACAAGGAAGAAATCGACAGTGGGCTTTGTACAAAATTTACAAACGTTTTTTATATTAAAAATGATTAAACACAGATTATTTGTCAAAGGTCAAGAAGTTTATACTTTGCTAATTTCGTATTCACATCCTAATATATTAATACCTGTAAAATGCATCATTAGAGATGTTAGATTAGATGAAATCAATCCTGAGTACAGAGTTGATATAATTAAATTTTTTGACTCTCCAGATTTTCTAAGAATGAATTTCTCTAAAATGAGCTTTGTGCAAACCTTCGGCGATAGACCTAGAAAATTAAAATTCAGAGAAGATAATCCTCTTTTAACACATGAGGATTTTTTCAGGGATATTAGAGAACGTGAACATAGATTTACTTTTATTGTCGATTCTGTTATGACATTTGCATATAGAAAAGAAATGTTAGACGTATTTAATAAGATAGAAGATCATGTTATTGAAAAATATATCAGATCATTAAAAAGACATATAACAAGAACACACTATACTGGCAAGTATAAAATTCCAACATATAATGAGTTTCATCTAAGATTGCGCAAGTTTATAGGCGATAAAATTACAGATGATGATAGAAGCTGGATTGACTATTCTGAAAAGCTCTAAACTCAATATATAAATAAAATAAATATATGGAATGGCTGGACGCATAACAGGTCTAAACTCACCTTCATTGTCAAGTTCTCAGATATCACCGGATGCTGCGCTTGAAATACAGGGTAGGTTAAAAAATGAATATACATCCGGCGCAGCTGACATTTTTATAAATTCACAGTACAATCAATCTTATCCTACTAAGAAATATAAAGTTGACGGTAAAGAAGTTGACTCACAGGGTACAGCTCCTTCGTCGATTGCAAACCGTTATGTTCTTTTTCAATTTAGAGGTCTAGGTGGAAGTGAACTTAATATCAGTGATTATAAAGATAATCCTGATTCTAGATTTGTAAATGATAATCAGTATAGACTTGCATTAGAACCTACTACAACTAATATAATCAAATTCTTTAATGATACACCAGGTAACATAGCAATGGTTTATAGCCATTCTGACTTCCTGTATTGTAAGTATCATGGAAAAATACCTAATAACTATTTATTAACCTTAAGGAGGTTTCACATGCCAGTTGCCGATGACTTGCTGAGTGGGTTTACTATGAACTATGTTAAAGACGGTGACGGTAATGTAACATCTAAAGAATTAGTAGATACAAGACAGCCTGATATTGCCAGAGCAGTAACATGGATGAGTGAAGTGACAGGTAATAAGCTTGAAGATATAATTAAATTCACAACAGAATTGCCATTTAAGGAAGTTGAATCTGAATTACAGGTTCTAGAATCAAAGGCACAAGGCATACAAGGAAGTTCTATACTAGGAGTAGGTGTAAATAATGGTTCACTTGGTTTACTAGGCGGTCTAGCATCTACAGCAACAGTAGGTTCTAATCAATCATCAGCAAACGCAAGAGAACTTGAAGCAACAGCTGGATTTGACCCAATTAAAGGTACATATCCGAATTATGTTGAAGGACCTTTGTATATAATAAAAAGAATCATGGTTAAAGACAGTGGCATTTATTGCGCACAGGAGTTTAAAATTAACTTTAATTATGAATTGAGATCTTACGGTAATGTTAATCCTAAAATGGCATTACTAGATATACTTGCTAACTTTTTAGTTTTAACTTATAATAGCGCACCTTTCTGGGGCGGAGCTGTTCGTTATATTTCAAATGGTAAATTTGGTAAACCTCTTGGTAACCATGCACTTCTTGCATCAGGAAATTTAAGTGGGTTTTTAAGCAGCCTAGTAAAAGACGCAGGTTCAATAATGGGTAAAGTCTTTGGAGACGGCCAAGGCGGATTTAGTATTGATTCTATAGCAGGCGGTGCTGGAAAAATAGCAGGAGATATGCTAGGCGGCTGGTTATCTAAAAACTTTAATACACCTCAGGGTGCACAGGGTACTCATGCTTTTTTATCGGGTGCGCCAACTGGTACATGGCATTTAACAATAGGTAATCCTCTTAATCCTATTGCTATGATAGGTAATCTAGTTTGCACACAGGCTGAATATTCATTTGAAGGACCACTTGGTAAAGATGACTTCCCGACGACATTGAATATATCTGTTACCTTAAAATCAGGTCGTGATAGAGATAAGGGAGATATTGAAAATATGTTTAATGGTGGTAGAGGAAGACTTTATCAAGTACCAGAAGGAATGGACGATTATGCGAATATATCCGGACTTCAACCAAACGTAGTTAATGCTTATAATAATGCTAAACTTGCACAGAGTCAATCTAATAGCCTTCCAAAGTTATTTAGAGGTCATAATCCATCATCTGATAAATTACAAACTATACAAGAAGCTGCAAATAAAGTATACGACCAGGCAAAAGATTCAGGATCATTTAACTGGGTTAATAATAAATTCCCCAATGTAACTGAAAATATAGTAGCAGGAGTTAAAGTAATAGCCCAGGCTGTAAAACACGGATAACATATGAATATAAAATCTTTACAGAATTTAATAAAACTAGATACTGAAAGTGGTGAAGCTAAAATAAACATAGCTATACCTTCTTTTAAGATAGCTGCTACAAGTAGTATCATAAGCGTACATTACGTTCAGCCATATCAGATTATGCGACCTGACTTAATATCACTTCAATATTACGGAACGACTGAATATATTGACATAATACTGAAAGCGAATAGTATATCAAATCCATTTTGTATAAAAGAAGGAATGATTTTATTAATACCTGAAATTACAGGTGCTGTTAGAAATTATAAACCTATTTCTAAAAATCTAAAACCTAGAACACAATTTCAAGATATTAAAAGAATTACGCCTATTGACAAAAAACGTCTTCAATTTCTTGCGCAGAAGTCTTCTGCTAAAAATAATGGATCTTCTGAAAATCTACCGCCTAATATGCTTAAGACTAATCAACAGAGCAAGGTTATAAAAAGCAATGAAATTATACTAGGTGCTAATATGAATATTAAAACTTCATAATGGGTATCATAAGCAATAATATACTAACCATAACTGAACCTGTTATCAAACTTGAAAAATTTGAGATAGGTAATACTGAAACTGCCGATGGTCCTAATAAGAACAACGACAGAATGAGTAAATTTACTGGCGATCAATATCCTGCTATACGTATTAATAAATTCGACTTTAACAAAGAGGACATTATTGCATTTTCACTTGACTTAAGTGGAATGTTTCCTGTCATGAGCGCTGTGCTAAAAGATAGCAAAGGTCTTTTCACAAAGGGTCAATACCCACAAGATGGTGATGTTGTTTCTATTTATATAAGAAGTAAAGATGAAACTATTTATAAGCCTATTAGAATGGACTTTGACATAACTGAAATATCTGTTATACCAAATTCTAATGCTGAACAATATTCTGGGCCTTCAGGCGGAGGACCTGTTCAAATTTCCCTGAGAGGTGTTATTAGATTGCCTGGCTTGTTTGCTGAAAAATGTAAGACGTATACACAAGACACTTCTTATAATTTTATGATAGACTTATCTGAAGAGCTTGAAATAGGGTTTGCTTCAAATGAAGATTCTACCGATGACAGCATGAAAAGAATATGTGCATTTGATACACTATATAAACTTTTAAAAGATGTTACAGACTCTGTATATAAAGATGATAATAGTTTTTTTACAGCTTATATAGATCCTTATTATTATTTGAATCTAGTAAATGTTAACAAGCAAATAAAATTTAATACAGAAATAGAAGACACTTTAAATAGTCTCATACAAGATGCTAGTACACAAGCATCAGTAGAAGATGGAGCTTCAGCTAAAATAGAGGATAAATTATATTTAACAAATCACTTTTATAAAAAAGGATCTGCTACTTTTATGTCAAAATATTCTATAAAAAACAATGCGGCATCAATAACACTGGGTGACGGATATAGAAGAATTATACAATACTATGACACTGTAGATAAAGAATATAGAACGTTTTCTGTAGAACCTCTTACAAGTGAAAGTCTTCCCGCTGATCAGGCACCTCTTAAAGGTAAATACGATGCAGAAGGTACAAAAATGTACGAGACTCAGCAAAAATATAAGTATGTCGGAAAGCAAGGTAAAAATGTGCACTTAAATTATTATTTTGCACAAATGCTTAATTATAAAAACATGCTTGAGCTTGAAAAGATGTATCTTGAGGTAGAATTAGAAACTGCAAATATGGCTTTATATAAATATCAGATACTTCCAATTATTGTATATGAACAAAGTAACCAGGCTGCAACCATTCAGGACCAGAAAGAAAAGAATGCACAAGACAACGGCACATCAATGAAAGATAAAGTTGGAGATAAGGGTGATATAAAGAATGGTACAATAAATAATAAAATTGACGAAAAACTTACCGGCACATATATTATAGGTAGAATATCATATACATATAATGAAGTAGAAGGTAGACTTAAACAAAAACTTGCACTCTTTAGAAGAGAGTGGCCTAATACACCATAACATGGCTAATAAATTTACTAGAACATTTGACCTAGGGTCATTAGAGAGATATAAAAAAGGTCTACAGAATGATTATGGGAAATACAATGATCCTACATATTTGGGGTTTGTATTTCTCTTTAACGACTATGACGTGCTTGAAAGCCCGTTACTGGTTAGAGATGATAATGGCGAAAAGGTTGGTTCTGCATTAAATTATCTAAAAAACATAAATCAGCCGCAGAGGTTTGAATATTTAAAAGCATTTCAAAGACTTTTATTTGATACCAATTACTGGATGCCTTGGTTTTGGCAATCTATTAGCGGTATTGATAAAGTATGGGATTATAATAAATTGAAAGATCCTTATAAAGGAGGAGATGAATCTATATTAACTATTGAAACGCTTGAATCAATAGATATGCGAATAACTGCCATGATGGATCTTTATAGAAAAGCCTGTTTTGACTATGAATATAGAAGGGAAATACTACCTGTAAATCTAAGAATGTTTCAGTTATCGGTATTTGTACAAGAGATAAGAAATATACAAGTAGATTACGGTAGTGTTGGAAATGCTTTAAATACTATAAATAGCGTCACAAGTGCATTCGGCGGACCTGGTAATCTTAAACTACCATTCGAAACGCCTGCTCAAAAAGCTGCAGCTGAAACAGCATCTGTTACAAATGAGTTCGGTGCCAATCTTATGTATACATTAAGATTCTGTGAATTTGAAACGGACAAATCAGCTTCTGTATATAGCAATTTTAGTAATTCTGAAGCTCAGCAAATGGTTCAACAGCTTGTAATATCTTATGAAAATATTGACGAGTCTTATATTAACCCTACTGCATTCAATGTAGCATCTGGTTATAGCCCATCTGGTAATTATTTCCCTGAGTTTGCAAAATTACCTTCACCTGAAACCGACGGAGGAGCTAGTTTATCAGACACTGTAAATAGTCTTAAAGATGATCCAGATTTTATAAAAGATAAAATGAGCGGTTTTGCCAAAAATCTTGGTGCTGCTGCAGCAGGTGCAGCATTAAATGCTGTTGATTCTTTAGCTGCAAGTGCTGCAAATAACATACAAGGTAGACTTTCTAGACTTTTATTAGGTAATGTGTATGGATTTTCACCTAGTAATATATTAACGTCACTGCAACAGGGATCTCTTCTTTCACTAGGGCCTCAGGTGCAAAATATATCCAATCAATCTAATCAACAGGATCAAAACAATCCTGTGGATTTAGGTAATATCTATGATACATAATGGGACTGAGCAATTTATTTTCTGATGATTTAACAACTTCTAGATGGTTAGGAAAGGTTATTGATAACCAGGATCCTGATTATGAGGGTAAAATAAAAGTCAGAGTGTTTGGTAAATTCGATGACATAACAGATGAAGATTTACCATGGGCTAGACCCTGTGTTATGATAACAGGAGGTTCAGCAACAGGTTCAGGATTTCATTCTGTTCCTAAAGTAGATTCAGTAGTAGGTATATCTTTCGATAATGGAGATTTATATGAGCTTGAATATTTTTACCTGCAACACATTTCAGATGAACTGAAAAGTGAAATTGAAAACTCTTATGAAAATGCACATTCACTTATTTATGACACAGAAGTAGATGGCGGTATCAAAATATTTTTTACTACAGAGAAGGGTTTGATGCTGGATTATAACGGCAGTCAAATTAATATAAGACCAGATAATACAATTTATCTGGAGCATTCAGGAGGTAAAGTTATACATATACAAAATAACAAAATTAGTATAGGTAAAGAAAATGAATCTGACGAGCCTGCAGTCCTTGGCGACAAGAATGTAGATGCATTAAATGCTCTCGCGGATCAGATTAATGCTCTTGCCACGGCAATTACTACATATTCAGCTGCACAGGCTGCAATTACAGGAGCGCTTGTGATTTATTCACCTCTGACACCTGCGCTTACTGCACTGTCTGCACAGGTAGCGCCTATTATTGCACAGTTACAAGCACCTATTAAAACAGTAACAATACCAAGGACCAGAAGTTCTACAGTAACAATAGACGGTCCATCAAAATTAATATAACTATGCCATTAGTAAAAAATACACTTGAGTTAGCATTAAAACAGGCATTCAAAGACGGCCTGGATGTTTTAGCAGCATATCCCGGATTGGATGCTAAACTAAACGAATCTGCAGAAAAATTTGCAAAGCAAGCATCTACAGCAATTGATATTTATATAAAAACTGCTACTATAATTACTCCACCAGGGCAAGCAGTAGTATCAGGTGTTACAAGTTCACCGTCACTTCCTGCAGTTATTTCATAGCATACGATATATAAATTATATTAATTATTCACTTTTAAAAACACATTAATGCATATTGATGAAAATTTCTGGCTAGAAATAGAGTCAGAACAGCTTAAACTTAAGCAAACACAAAACAGAGCCGTTAAAGTTAACGGAAAAGACAAAGTTTATTATTACGGTAAAGATGCTCAGGGTAGATATGACCTTTACTACGGCTACACCAAAGATTACAAGCAACCTAAAACAGGTGAACTTACTGAAGCTAAGCTTGTTTCTATTACAGGAGAAACTGCAGTACTTGATATTGGGTATAGGGAGTTTGCTTACATGGATCTTAAAAAAGAGTCCTCTTCTTATTCTGAGTATTTTAAAGTTGGTAATACCATTTCGGTAAAACTAGGTAATCTCAAGAAAGAATTCATTTCCGTTTCATTTACTGACAGTGCGAATGAGAATAAATTAAAAGAGCTTATTGGCTCTATTAATAAACCTACAGCGTTCACTGCTCGTGTAGTTGAATTAGCATCAGCAGGTTATATGCTTGACATTGATGGAATTAAAGCTTTTATGCCAGGTTCTCTTGCAGGCTTAAATAAGATTACAGACTTTTCTGCTCTATTAGGTAAAGAACTTCCTGTATGTGCTGTAAACTATTCTAAAGAAAAAAATACTGCGGTAGTATCTCATAGACAATACTTACATTTCTTAATACCTAGTGCTATTGATGATTTAAGAAGTAATATGAGCAAATTACAAACAGGATTTGTAACAGGTAGTACACAGTACGGAATATTCTGCGAGTTTAATAACTGTTTAACAGGTATGATACATGCTGCAGATCTTTCTGATGAATTAAAGAGTGCACATGCTGCTGGTAAAATTAAGCCAGGTGACAAACTTGAGTTTTATATAAAAGAGATTATCAATAATTTCAAAATCACTTTAACTCAATTCTATAAAGAAAACCCCTGGGATAATGCTGATGAAAAATATAAACCATTTCAGATTGCATTTGGTAAAATAACTAGCATTAAAGAATATGGTGCTTTCGTTGAACTTGAGCCTGGTATATCTGGTCTTATTCCGTCATCTGAAGTTAAAGGAAGCTTTAAAGAAGGTGACTCAATTGGTATACGCATAAACAAGATTGATAAAATTAACAAGAAAGTTTATTTAAGTGTAAATAATGATTTTAAAATTGGTTCTATTAAAGCCAAAGCTAATTAAATATATACACTAAATAAACACTTAACATGTTAATTAGTGAGCGTACGTTAGATATTTTATTAAAGTCTCGTATAAGCTATGATTTGGAATTTTGTTCTAAAATTAAAATACAAGAGGTTTCAGAAAATCTCTCAAAAAGCTTAGGTAAAAAAGTTTCAGTTTGTGATGAAAACACTGGTATAGATCTATCAGTCGATCATTACAAACTGGAACGCGAGTACGCTGACGGCGATAAAGTTATAAAACTTTCAACAAGTTACCTGCCCTATCAAGAAGCAAGAATAGAGTTAATAAAAATATTGAATTATATAGGAGAAAACGGCTTTACTAATAAGGAGTGTGGTCTTCATATAAATATTTCTATAAACGAGAGCTCTAGTAACAGGCAAATTTCACAAATGAATATCATTAAATTTATTTTAGAATTTAATGAAGATAAAGTCTGGAAAGATTTCCCTGAAAGAAAGAATTCACCATATTCAAAGTCTATAAAATTTATAATGCCGGCTGACAAGCTAAATTATAATACTTCAAAAACCGTATTACAGTCTGACTTTATTTATCCTAACAAACAATTTTACGGTGTAAATTTCGATAAGATACATGAAAATTATCTGAGATTTAACTATATCGGCGGAGCAGGTTATGAGAAAAAAGTAAATAGAATATTAGAAACACAAGATTACTTCATAGAACGCATTTCTGAAGTAGTTAATAACCCGACTTTTTCACAGGGTAATAAACAAACTCTTGGTAAAGTTATAATTGAGTTTAAAAAAGTACTGGAGGCATATTCATCCTTAAAGGGTTTCAAGAACAATTATCCTAATCTGGGTTTAATGGTTAACTTAGATACTGATAACAATAACATAACCGCATTCTGGCCTAAAATACGTGACAGAATATTTGACCTCCTAACAGAAGGTGGCGTAACAGAAGGTATAATCAATTATGATTCTAATACCGGCAAAGTACAGCTTAAGGATGCTGATCTTAGTAACTCTTTTTTGCTTGAGAATTTTGATATCGTGAACTGCGATAACGCTACAGGACTTTTAAACAAGTGTGATATTTTCGGCACAACTATTATAGGTGCTGAAATAAACGAAAGCAATCTTTTTAATGGTACCAGGGTTAATAAATGTAAACTTGGTAACTGCTATATTAACAGATCGTCTATACTTGAAAATTCATTCGTAAATGGACCTAATACCATTATGAATGGTTTAATGAAAGGCGGAGTTTTTAAAAAGGGTAGAATTACTGATATATCTAAATTTGAAGATACAGAAGTAATTGAATACGAAAAAATAAGACCTGGTTCAAATGCCAAATATTAATGATGAATTAGCCGCTAATGCAGGCAGATGCATGGATAAGCTTATATCAAATGTAAATTCTGAGCTTACAAGCGCATGCATGATACCTATTACTATACCAAAGAAAGAAATGGTTAGGATAGTAACTGAAGCCAAGAAGTGGTTTTATAAAAACTACGAAGATTCTGTTAGAGAAGCATATTATGTAGTACCGACTACAGCCTTTAATACCGATCTTTTTAAAAGTGTAAGGCAAATACCTTTACCAACATCTAAAGCTGATGGTTCAGGAAATGTAATAAGCATAAATGATTTTATGCAAGCAGGTGAGATGCTAATAGGCGCCGGTAACAATGGATTTAGTATGGATGCTGACTTTACACTTGATAAATTTATATTTGCTAATGCTTATGCACTAGGCGGAGGAACCACTGTACTCGGTGAAAATTTAATGTACTATGTAGCAAATGAAAATTTGTTTGACATGGCAAGACAGGTTCTTCAACCTAAAGTGTCATATAGTTATAATCGTTTATCGCATACTTTAACTATACTAGGTAAAACGCCTAAGCATAATTGTGTATTAAGTGTATATGAGACAATAGATGATTGTTCACTTTATTCAGATGAGATATTTCATAGATATGTTGCGGCAAAATCTAAAGTTCAACTTGGCACAATGATGATGACATTTGGTTTTACTTTACCTGGTAACGTCACATTAAACGCTGATATGATACGAGATGCTGGACAGACTGAACTTGATGGTATTAAAGAGGAAATTAAAGGCGACGAAGGCGTTGATTATTTCTTAACTTCATAAAAAAAACTAAGTAGATGCAAAAATTTACTACATATATTACAGAGAGTTTAAATTCATCGAAATTTAAAAATACTGATGCGTTAAACGAGGCTAAAAAGGAAGATGCTATGAAAGTGGTATTGCTTTCTAATATGAACAGTAGCTCATATAGTATAAAAGAATTTGAAAAAGAGTTTAAAAGAAATGGTATAGATTACAAAATAATTAATATTGGTTCTTGTAAACTTAAAAAGGGTAAAGCAGATACTGGTGATTTCATAATAAGTGACGAAAACACTAAAGATTTTATTATCAACGGTCAAGATACTGTAATTCTAACCAGAAGAGGCGTAATAAGAAGTACATACACAAGAAACCTAGTAGAGACATTAGAAAATTCAGGATTTTTTGTTTTGAATACGATTGAATCTATAATGATTTGCGAGAACAAATACATTACATCTAATAAACTAATAGAAGCAGATGTGCCTACGCCAAAATCTGCAATTATCGAAAATGAAAATTATATAGAAAGTGCAGTCGAAGAAATAGGAGGTAAATTTCCTGTTATACTAAAAACGCTTTCTGGCTCACATGGAATAGGTGTGTCAATAATAGAATCAGCAGAGTCTCTTAGGTCTGTTTTACAGACTGTTTGGAAAGTATCTAATAACATAGAAGTTATGGTACAGGAGATGATAAACTCTACTTATGACCTGCGTATACATGTACTATGTAAAAAATTTAATTCACCTGTACCTGAAAAAGATGACTTTGTTATCCTGGGTGCAATGAAGAGAAATAAAATTAAAAAGGATTTCAGGACTAATTATTCGCTAGGAGGAACTGTAGAAAAGGTTAAATTAACAAAGGAACAAGAACAGATTGCAATAGATGCAGCTAAAGCTACAGGTTGCAACTGGTGTGGTGTAGATATTATAGTTGACAAGAATAAAAACAACTATGTGCTAGAAGTTAACTCTTCGCCTGGTACAAAAGGTATCAAAGAAGCTACAGGTATAAATATCGTAAAAGATATTGTTGAATTTATTTCTGACAAAGAAAATTGGACAAGAAATCATAGTATAATAGGTTATAGAGAACTTATAGAAGTACCCGGTATAGGTAAAATGGTTGCTAAGTTCGACACAGGCAACGGAAGTGCTTCCAGTTCTATAACTTATGATGAAATTGATGTAGATGAAAAGAAGAAAACAGTAAGCTGGAAACTAGGTAATAAAAGTTTCAAAAATAAACTTATAGGCTATTCAACACCTGAGGTAGGAGACAGTGTTCAAAAAAGACCTGTTATTGAAATTGATATAATATTTGCTGGAAGATTATATAAAGATGTTAATATATCTTTGGTTGACAGAACTGAAAAGTCTACTAAATTTTTGGCAAATAGAGGTTTCATGGAAAGAATAGGTTGTACAGTAGACCCTGGAAAAACTTTTATACTTACAGAAGCCCCTGTTAATTATAACCCGGCTGAAAGTAAAGGTAAAAATCACCATGGAATAGAATTCATAAAATAATGGCAGATCTTTATACTAAAATAGAAGGTGACCCAGGATTCACTGAAGATAAAATAGAGATCACTACCGATCTTGAATATCTCTTGACTCAAATTGAAATAATTCTCTTTACTGAAAAGACTGAAGTCTTAGGTTCTCATTTACTTGGAGCTGATCTTAACAGAATGATATTTGAAACTAATATATCTGCATCAATGATTGAGGAAATAATAACAGAGCAAATAAGGTCTTACTGCCCGCTTTCAAATACATACAATGTAAAGGCATCTTGTAATTTTTTTAAGGGTGTCGAAAGAGATGTCGCACTATTAGATATAATCATAAATGATAATCTTGTAATGGGTATGACTTTTGCATAAATAAATACTAATAATGGCTACTAAAAAAGATAACTATACGTTTTTAAATAAAGCAAGAATATTAGGTGAACAGATCTATGAAGATTCTGTTAATTATCTTACTAGGTCTTATCAGAATTTTTCAAAAATATTTACTCCAAGTTCACCGTTTGGCCAGCTACTGTCTGTTATGAGTAACATAGGCGAGCTGATAATGTATTATATCACGGATGCCACCAATGAGAACAATATCATAACTGCTAATAATCTAGAATCAATATATGGCCTTTCTGCATTAACAGGGCATATTCCATCTAGGCCTGTAAGTGCACTAGGTGAAGTTCGCTTTAAATTTAAACCAGGTAAACAGGCAGAATTTCCAGGTGCTTATATACTAGTTCCTAATAAATGCGTTTTAAGGAATTCTGGAAATGGTATTAAATATACTGTACGTTTTAATACTGACTATATAAAAGTTGAGAAAAATAATGTTCAATTTATATATGCTAATATTATTCAAGGTGAATTTGAATCGCAGCGTGTAATTGGAAACGGTGCTCCGCTTCAATCTTTTAATTTAACTACACCTGGGCTTGTAGAAAATGATAATATAAGAGTTTATGTCAATGGTGAACTTTGGCAATTATATGATTCTTTGTATGATATGACTAAGGGAGCAAAAGGTGCACTTGTAAGAACAGGGCTTGGAGGCGGTATAGATATATTCTTTGGTAATGGTTTTTTTGGAATGGTACCAGGACTTGGTTCATTCATAGATGTCGAGTATTTAGTAACAGCAGGCTCAGCCGGTAATACAAGTGCAAACGCAGAACCTGTTATTTTCAAATTTGAAGATACTGGCCGAGATGTAAACGGTGATGAAGTTGACTTAAATAAATTTTTATTAATAGAAACTTCAAAAAATCCAACATTGGGTTCAGATGAGGAGAATCCTTCATTTACAAAATTAATAGCACCTCTTGCTAGTAAATCTTTTGTACTTGCTAATCCTGAAAATTATGAATATTTCCTTTCTAAATTTAATTACTTTTCATATATTGATGCTTTCAATCAAACTGACGATGAATATTTAGACGATGATAATATCATTTACTTATTCTTACTTCCAGATATAAGTAGAAAATTAAGTTCTGATGAAGATTATTTTTCTTTACCATTGTCTGAATTTACAATAACAGGCGACGAAAAGAAAATAATCGTAGCAGCAATAAATGAAAGTGGTAGACAATTAACAAGTACTGAATTACAATTCATAGATCCTCTAATTAAAAAATATGCAGTTAATGTAGTATTAAGGACAATTGAAGGATATGATGTAGGTGTAATTAGAAATAAAATCAGAACATCTCTTAATGATTATTTCTTAAATATAAAAAGACGTGATAAAATTCCAAAAAGTGATCTTATAGCAATTATAGAAGGAATTGAAGGAGTAGACTCTGTTAATGTATTTTTTGTTTCTGAAGAAAATGAGACAGCAATTAAAAATGGTTACTACATAAAGAAGACATATAAAGTTTCACCTACTACTCCTTTTTTACAAGAAGGTGAAGGTAATAAAAAGAGATACGTTTTCTTTAATAAAGAACTTATTGAAACTAAAATTACGATAGCTGCTAACCAAGATCCTAATCTTGGTTTAGATGAGTTCGGTGATATAACAATTGGCTTAACGGACTTAGCTGTAATAAGAGGCGGATGGCAAGACAGAGACGGTGTGTATTATGAAGATACACCAACTGAAGGAAAATCTTCATCATTAAATATTTACTTTAACGGTACAGTATCTGATTCTATAAGCAATAGAAAAATGTATAACAATAAAAATTTAATTAAAAATTCATAATATGCCCTGGAGTGATGATATACTAACCGATAGCTTTTCGTATAAGAAGAAAAGTTTATATAAGCTTGCAAGAAACAGGGGTGAACAGAGATTAAACCTTTCATTTGATTATACAAATGATGTTATAACGAGGACAATTTCAAATCACCTATTAAGGGTTCCTATTATAGCTTATTTTGCAGTTTATCTAAACGATTACTTTGTTAATTTAATAAACACAGTAAAGATAATTAAGATATTCAGGGTATTTAGCGTAGATAAAGATTATGAGTATATAAACTAATGCCAGCGAATCAATATTTTAAATTTTTAGGGTTTTTTGACAAACAGGGATATGATCTAAATTTTGATTATGATGCATCTCTTGATATATGGACAGGTTCTATTAATCTGCCACAGGTTTCTGTAGGCTTATATGAAACGGTAACTATTGTTTTACTTGAGCAATTTTTGACAACCGGTGGTTTAACTAAATGGGGTATTCCACATTACAGTGATCCTTTTTATAACTTTACTGGAACATATACTACACCGACGTGGAAAGCTTATTGGGAAGATGAAACTCCTGATAATGATATGTTTATATTATTTACATTTGATTTGTCTAAGGAAAAACCCCTGTTGAATATTGTCACAGAAGCAATTATAGACGTTGATATAGATACTACAGAGACTGTCAATTCAACAGGTGAAAAGATTACAAACGTAATAACAAATAGAGGTTTACAATTTAATGTAGCTTTAAGTTCAGACACTGAAGGTATATACGAGAGATATTTAATTATACAAGAAGATGGCACTGGTAATACAATTGCCAGAATTAAATTCTACGGCGAAGTAATAGGTGAAGACGAGAGGTTAACTGTATTAATGCAGAATCTTGGTTATAGATTATATGAAGATGACTATATCGCATTTAGAAGCTCTGACATAAATGAAGCATTACCAGATTATCAGATAATGAATCAGAAGCGTAAGGAAATGCTTCTAGAAGGTAAGAATATTCAACCATTTATTGGTTCATATAAAGGTGTTATAAATGCCATTAAATTTTTTGGTTATGATAATATAAAGCTTAAAGAATACTGGCTTAATATAGATAGCACGTCGCAAAATTATGGTAAATATAAGACCAGTACTGTAATAGATATATTTGACAGGGCTGTAAATTTTAATGATGAGGGAGTTTATCTACCTAATAAAATTTATAAGAAGACTTCTTTATTTGCACTTGTTTATAGAATAAATGAAGTTACAAATTATCTAGATGAATATGACATACCTGTAGTAACTGAGTCCAGTGATTTTACACTGGAAGAGGCTTTAATTAAATTATACGGATTAAAGGAAGTTTTAAGAAAAAGATATTTGCCTTCCAGTTCAAGAATAATCGATATAATTGGTGAAGCAGATTATTTTGGTAAAACAACTACTTCAGTTTGGAATGACCAACAAAGAATTGATAACTTAAAGATAGGAATTACACCTAAAATTGAAGTTACACCAAAGTATGGTTATATAGAAGATTTAAGACCGTTATCTGAACTTTTTTCTCCGGAGTATTCACCTTATTTTTTAAATAGATATTCACTTATAGGTGACAGCGATCTTGGTAATAGAGTAGTAGGTGATATAGGACCTGTGTTATTGGCATATTTTCAAAACTACGGACCTAATATTGATACCATTGCTAAATTACCAGATAAGCCTGGTATACCTGTTGGTATGCCTGTTGTTTTAGAAAACAAAAGTTTTATTATAACCTGGGACGAAGCTGAAGTTTCATGGGATGAACTCTGGGCAAATGGTAGTTTAATCATGGACTTTATACCGACTGGCGTTGGAACAGGTGATGAATTTAGAATTACTAATTCAACTACAGGCCAGTATATTAGTTATACTGCTTTACCAGGCGATGGCGCACTTGAAGTATCTACAGGTTTATTAACATCATTAATTGCTGCGTCAAATACAGGTGACGGAAGACCTTGGATATATTTTTCAGGCAGTTTAGCCGATGCTAATAATGACAGTATAAATGAAAGACTGAGACTTAGGCAAATTATAGGAGGTAACTTCAATGTAGATTTACAAGCTTCTGTAATAGATAATGCTCTTGTCGGCACACCTAAGCTTACAAAAGCGTATACATCCGGAAGTAGCTTATTAAGCTGGGACACATTTGGTCAGAATAATTTTTATGAAATGGAATGGCATATCTTCAAGAGCCAGGATGACACTCCAGCTTATGATTATTCAGTCAGAGGCGATATAGCTACATATAATACTATAGCAATTAATTTACCTTATTCAGGTTACTATAACGTTGAATTAAGACTGTATGATACGTTTAATAATATGTCTTCTAAGATATACAAAGACTATATTCAAGCAGTTTCTAAACAATCTGAATTTATAGGGTTTTACAAGTTTAGAGAAAAGGAATATACCTGGAATAGTATATTCAATATGAAAGAAATTTATCCACCTACAAAAAATGCAAGCATTGAAGAACTGAGCAGAAGATATCCTCAATATGTATGGAATGAATATGGATCAAGCTGGGATTTACCAATAGCTCCATCATCAATACAATTTGACGGACAGGCCAGTCTTTACGAATCACTTGATCGTGCAAATTATATTTTAAATAATAGTAATCCTGACCAGGCACTTTGCTATCATTACACAAATCCAGAAGCACCTATAGATAATGTACTGTTTACACCAGGTCCATACTTCTGGGATAATACAGCAGGTGGAACCTGGAATGACGGTTACCATATATGGTGGCAGTCATGTAAAGTAAGTGGTGATACACCAGCTAACTTTAGAATATATTCAATAACTGCAAGTGAAAGTATGACAATGTCTCAAAGATATCCAAGAATAGCAACAAGTACATATTATTTTACTACTGCTGACCTTGATGCTGAAGCAGATGCATTAAATCAAACATTAGATCCTGTTTTTAGTAAATTTGTATATAATAAAGTCTATAGTATTGGAGCAGGTTCTGTACCTGTACTTGAATTTGTACAAGCTGTTGCTAAAATAACAGGCCAAAACGGTGACTGGACGGATTTTACATGGAATACCTCTAACATTGACATACGTTACGATCAGCTTACTGAGATTAATAATCCAACATATAACGACGTAAGATTTTTAACTGACGCTAAAATTTTACCTAAAATGACACATCTAACATTTACTTATGATATGTCAAAAATACCTGGAAAAGATTTACCAGAATGGTCTTTAACTAATATTGACAGTCCTGATACTGATGATATATACTTTACTGGTAGATGGTTTACATATTTGTTTAAACGAAGTGGCAGATATGAACTGAGTCTACAGCTTCAAGATACAAATGGTAATAAAAGTAAAACTACCAAAAATATATTAATAATAAAATAAAAAGACATGGCGATAACTATTACTCAAATTCTTGGCACAGATTCGCTTACAGCATCTAGACCAATTATTAACGATAATTTCAACATCTTAAAAGATGAAATAAATTCACTAGAATCTTATATTGATCCAGATGCTGGAACAATCGATGGTTTAAGTTCTTTGCAAACTACTGAGCTTTATGTAGGACCTATTACAGGTTACTATATGGAAATAAATGGTTCTACTTTTAATATTAATACGCCTGCTGTATTTACTTCTACGACTTCTAGTATTACTTTTAATGGTCGTATTGCACACGATAGTTTTAGTGTATTAGATTCTAGTATTACAACTTCAGCTTATATACTTGATCCTGCAACAGGACGTGGTAATTACAGTGTAATTCATACTACAACTGGTTCTTATACTATATCTGTTAATGATGGATTACCTGGACAGGAGTTAACATTCTTCTGTGAAAATTTATCGGGCGGTTCTATTGATATAATACAAGGTAGTTCATCTAATTTTACATTAGCAGGATCACTTTCAACAATAAGTTTAAATGATATAGGCTCAACTGTAACACTACGCTTCATGACAGATTCTTCTGGAAATGAATCATGGTATATAGTAGGATCTTATGACGTAACATTATCATAATAAATGGCAACACCTTTAATAAGAATACCACAGGTCAGTGGAGGAGTTTTTTATGCTTTTGCATCTGCGTCTAAAGACCTGTCTAAAACTTTTAATAACGACCAACTTAAATTTCAATTTTCTAAATATGCTCTGTTAAATATACCTAATATACAGGTACCTCAGCATAAAGAAAATTTCATACAGTTTTTAACTATAGAGGGTGCGCTTATTGCTAACCAAGGTTCGCCTAATGCGGATAATAATGTTAATTTAGCCGAGTCATTCCAGAACTACGCATTAAACCTGGAAGCACTTCTAATGGCTGATAATGATTTTGACACTTCTCTTAAAAGATCAGTTTCAGAAAGGGTATTTTTTAAATGGTTGAAAGAAATAGGTGCACTTCGTTTTAGAAATGCAACCAGCACTGAAAAAAGCGTTTCAGCGCCGACTAATTTATTTGTAGAAGAAGATACTGCAACAAGCGGAACACGGAGGTATACAAGAGTCGTTGAATATCTAGGTGATATAGATGTTACTAATAACGTAGATAAAGGCGGTCAAGCATATACAGAAATTTATTTTAATGTACCTACCAAGGTTGGTAATACACCTGTTGTACTTTTTAATTCAGTATCTGATGCTAATTACATGCCGAACATGGTAGTTACCAATAACAGCGAGTACATATATGGTAGAAATTCATCTACTATTCAACCCGACGGTTTAAGTACTAACGCTTTTTATGACCAGGATACGATACCTCCTAGTCTTTCAAATTCACCAGATGCATGGTGGTGGTATCCAGAAAATACATTAAATAGTTATTTTACTGAAATATCATTTAACGATATTACTACTGATGAAATATCAAAAACTGATACTGATTATACTTTTCCATTTACTACATTAAATTATTTAAGAAATAAACTGGACGGTATTTCAGTAGACTGGACTTCTGATGATTATTATGACATTGCAGTAGATCCAAAAATTAGTACAATACAAGAATACAACTCATCGGCTAAAGCATCTAATTTTACATTTAATGCCATCTTAGTTTATTATGATTTATATAACACTTCTTCACCTGATGAAAGATCTACAAATCTTTATGGTGTTATATTTCTAGATAATATTACTGACACGCCTACAACAGGCTATATACAGAGATTTGAAAAATTCAAGCCTAATAAAATTACTGGTTTAAATGGTAATTCTTATGGTTTGAAACTTAACTTAAATTTTGACACAAGCGTTGATAATTCTACAATTGAAACAATCATCAATGATTACAGTCAATTTTCAATGGACTTATTTATAGATGCAAGCGTTCAGTTACAGGAGTCAACAAGAGTTTTAATAGAATCTCAGAATCAGGTAATTGAATTAAATGACAGAGTTAATCAGCTTGAACTCATGATTTTTTCTAACGAAGATTTAACTGAAGTTAGAAATAGGATTACAGCACTTGAAGCGCAGGTTAATAATGCTCAACTTGCATTTTCGAGTTCAACTTCATTAATCGATCTTATAGCAAATACAAATGATACTATAACACAAATAGTAAATGGTACTATACCTGTTAATTTACAATATAATGTAGATGTACTAAGAAACGGTACAGGTGTTTTATTAGATAAGTCAACACCTAATCGAGTAAAAATAAACAACACTGTACAGGCGTTTAATGTTAATCTAATTTATAGCGATGGCAACTATAATACATTAATAAATTCAACTTCACCGTTAAACATGAATGTTACAGGTGGAATTAAAGCTTATTTAAGACTTGAAGAGTTTACAAACATGATCAGAATACACACGGCTAACGCTGCGCAATCTGATCTTAAAATATACATAGATGATAGTGCTATTAAATTCAAAGAAGGACAAAGTGTTAGATTTTCATTTGACACAACCTTGAATATGAATGGTAAAAACCTGATTATATATACTGATGCAAGTAATCGCTTCGGAGCAGGTGCACTAGGTCTTGTAATAGCTACAGTAGCAACTAATGATATATCAAGCAAACCGATATTTGAGCTTACATGCTTAAACGAAACTGAATATACATTTGCAATAGACATATTAAGATAACATGGGCAATACTAAAAATTCTTTATCAACATTAATGTCTCAGTTTTTAAGATTGAACAGAAACTCTCTTGAGATATTCCAAAGGCTTAACGAAGCAATAACATCAAACAGAGAGTCAGTTACGATACAATTATTTGACGATAACGATACTCTTAAAAGCGTACAGGTTCCCAGTTTTGGCCATCTCTTAAAAAGAATTACAGACGCTGAAAACAATATTAAGAATCTTACAGGTGCTGGTGATACTGACGTTAATGTACGTTTAGCTGATGGTAGTTATAGAAAAATAGTTACTTCTAAACTTAAACTACCTGCTAATAATATTACATCAGTTGCAGCGCCAATTTCATTTGATATCAAGAGTAATTATTTCTTTGAGTCTTTTATAGACCCCTTGATGTATGTGACAATTGATCTTACAAATCAAATGCCTATTGACACAGAGAATGTTATAGTTAGAAGATATCTTCTACAAATTGATAATGAAGACAAGCGTAAATATTTTAATAAAAATATAAAAGGCAGAGCTGATATTGGCTTTAGTGAATTTGTAAGTAATATGCTTGCACAGAACATTCAATTTATATTGGATGAGGAAATATTAGATGTTCCACCGCGTTCTGTTAAATACACAGGTAAATTTGATGTTATCAAAATATCAGATGTAACGACTCAGTCTTTAGTAAATGGTGTTACAGCTGATGTCAGAAGAAAAACTTACAGATTAAATAAATTAACATATTCTGATACTTCTACAGGTTATAATGACACAGTAGGATTAAAGATAGGTGATCAGCTGGCCGTTAATACTGGAACCAAGGGTACACGATATGTAATTACAGATATTGATTCAAGTACAAATAGCGTAGTTCTAGAAGTTATTGAAGGATACGATGCTATTGCAATAGGTGCAGGAGTTCTTTCAATCTATAAGGGTCTTGAAAGCTCGATATCAATTGAAATACCAATTGGTTTTGATGAATATCTTGTAACTTTTGTAAAATCAATTGATCCAGCTTCTAAAATACCTTCAGAACTTTGGTCACCCGGTGTATCATTTTATACAAATGAATTAAACATTGTACTTTCTGATGGTTTATCACAATCTTTAGATGTTTTCTATAGAAATCAGGCAGTTGACTTTGGTCAAATGCTTCTCTCTTTTAGTAAAGACAAAATGATACCGTCTGCGTTTGGTATAAAGCCTATTGCGCCTGTTATTTCTAGTTCAGATTTTAAAGTAGTTCAAGTCAATAATCATATTACTGATAATCCAGTAATCGATGATATTAAAAGACTTGCTGACGATAGAAATAGATTAGCTTCAGAAATTAAAGAAAAGGACTCGTCTATTGCTATTAAAAGAACTACAATTAATACAAAACAATATAGCAGTGATGTAGAAAGAAATAAAGACTTAAATGAATTACAATCACTAATAGATCAGCGATCTTCTACTGCTAAGCTTTTTGCATCGACAGTACAGGATATACAAGCAAAGTCTACATCTAAAGACTTATCTAATGCACAACCTAAATATAGAGTAAGAGGGTTCTGGCAAATACCTAATCCTCAATATTCAAAATATACAGGTAATCAGGAAATAGTTCAATTTATAGTAGAGTATAGATATTTAAGTACGTCTGGTAATGCTAATAATATCGATCAACTACAATTTACTGATAAAGACGGAGTTCAGAGAAGTGGCGCATTTACTAATTGGATTCCACAACCAGGCGCTGCTAGAAAAAGGGTAATGGATGAAACTACAGGTCAATATTCATGGGCTGTAGAAAATGTACAGGACGCTGATGTTATAAATATCAATCAACTTGATATTTCAATACAGCAAAACGAATCTGTACAGATTAGAATTAAATCGGTATCTGAAGCAGGTTATCCTGCAAATCCAATGGAGTCTGATTATAGCGAAACTATTATCATAGATTTTCCACAAGATTTAATACAGCCTGATACTACTTCAAGTATTATTAGCCAAAATGAAAAAGCACTTGCTACTGTTCAGATTAATCAAGATCTTCAGGAAAAAGGAATTGATACTCATATATCATCTTCATTTAATGCTAATGGTAAATATTTTGCACATTCAAGTATAGATATTGCTTCTGGTTTTTTATCACCTGAACAATCTCCTATAAACTTATTTGATACACTTAATACTTTACAGAATAGAATTTCTCAATTAGAGCAATACATACAAAGATCTAGAGGTGAACTTTCAGTTTCAATTCTGGATAATAATGGAATATCAACTTCTATACAGAAAGATACTTTAACAACTTTATTTGCTGGATATTATTCACAAGATGTTGCTAATTTTAATGTTAGAAAAGGTGCAATAGTTTCCAAGAATTACTTTGTAAGACTTACAAATGTAAAAGCTACTGCACTAGAATTAATTTCTAGAATATCCGGTAATAGATTAAAAAGAGCCTATGCATCAGGAGGTAAATTTGGATTTAATACTACAACTGACGTTGACTCATTTGTTTCAAGTGATAATTATTACACTAGCAGAGGTCAATATGATTTTGTGCCTTTGGTATTTTCAAAACCTGTTATATCAACTACTCTTTCTTCTGTGACATCTGTTACTGATCAAATCAATAACCCTACGACCGAAAGGCAGAGTAGCCAAAGCAGAGGTCAGTACATATATTGTAGATATAGAGACATAGGTAATACTGAAGATTTTTATGTAGATTATGATATAGATACTCCTAGCAATATTATTAATGGAACATCTGATGCTGAATATACATTAACAGAAGTACAATATATTTCAGGTAGTATAAATACTGATTTTATCTGGTCAGGTACTTATTCAGCAGGTACATCAGGAACACCTATTCCAACAAATATTAATAGCGCTAGTGGTGATTATATAAATGGAGTTAAGTTGTTAGTTCATATAGATCATCCAAGTGTTAAGTCTAATATCCCATTAGCAACTGCACGGGAGCAATTGAGAATGGCTAAAACATCAACACTGACATCTTCTGATACAGACGGTAAAAAACAAACAGGTTTTTATTTTGATAGCACTTATGGAAATACGATTAAGACTTCTTTTGTGCCTAGCGATCAATATTTATTAGGTAAAGCTAGTTGCGGTTCATATATGTTTTTATTACCTAAAGATGAAAATAACTTAACAGTCAGTGGAGATGATGCTCTTTCAATTAAGTCTATTATAGTTGGTGAAAATAATGCTATATCTATTCCACTTGTATTTCAATATAGAATGACAGATTATTATGGTATTGGTGCAAAAGGCATAGGTGCAATTGCAGGAGATTATACGGGTGTAACAACTGATGTAGTTTTTTCGAAAAGAATGGGATTCGATCTTTTTGATATAGATGAAAATAGATTTTCATTTGACATTGAAATATTCGCTAAATACGCTGTTGATAAATTAAGCATTGATAACATACCTTCAATCTCTATTTCAAGCGCAGTAAAAGACTTAACTCAAAATATACCAGGAACTCAGCCTAATATAAATATATCTAGCAACAATCCTTTAACCAGTAAATAAAAGTTCAAGTATAAAATGGGTGTTAAAATCTTAGAAAACTCTTCCTTTGGTATACTTAGAACTAATCCTAAAATAACTGGAAATGTGAAAGTTGTTGTAGATAGTTCTGATAATATCTTTATCGAAAGCATAGATGCTAATGATGAATTAGCAAAGTCTAAATACAAAGCTTATAAAACGTCTTCTGCGTCAGGTTATCAATATGACCTGGCTAAGGTTTTCGGTAATACACCATCAGATATTTTTTATGATGTCAAAAAAACAGGTTCTGATTATACTGTATTAGATAATTATGGCTCACAATATGATTTCGACTATTGCTATGGCGCATACTCTGTCAACTCAAAGTCGTATAAAGAAGAATTTGGCATATTCGCACCACTTTGGCTTGAGAATAATTTACCGGACTATTTTATTATTTTTAAAATAGATGGACCTGTTACCGTAAATAATAAAAATGCTACATCTGAAAATGAAAATTCTTCAACTGTAGAAAATCCTTTAAATTTTAAAGAACTTTTTTTATCTAACGCAAAGATAATTAAAACATTTAACCTAAAGGACTCGACTAATACTGGTAGATATATTAGAAATTATAAAACTTCAAATAATTTCCCGACATCAGCTATAAATTTTAGCACAAGACAAGATCAGGCTACATATTGGAATGGTATCTGTCTAGATAAGCCAGGCGGTTTTACAAACATGGCTGAAAATATTTATAATACATTATTCACAGTTGATAGAACAATTCTAGAAAATGACTTTTTTATAACAACAGGGTTTGAAAGAAATAGATTAACATGTGCAAATGTCATGAATTTTGAATTTCTATTTGATGATGCTGAAGCTAACCCACTTGAAATTAATAGATATTTTGGATTTTTTGTAAATGCTGAACAGGAAGGTACATTTAGACTGGATTCAAACAAAGCATATATCCGTTCAAGAGGTGATAATCAAACAGTACCATTAAGTTCACAAACATTTTCATCTAAAAATGAAAAATCATATACTGTTACAAATAGTGATGGTGTAAAATTGTATGTAGATACTAACTTTACAACATCAGTGTATAATATACCTACTGGCTCAGGATTAACACATAATAGTTTTTTACCTTCATTTAATGATATAAATTCTCTAGACAGCGTATTTTTTGTTCAAGATAGATTTGGTAATTTTCATAATCTAAATTATAAAAATAGATGGCTTTCAGATGAGGTGCGATTAGTTGATACTAGTATAGATATTAGTAATTTTAGCGGTACTGAAGAGACTATTTTAACAACAAGGGCTCTATTCGCAGATAAACCTAGTAAAGCTTCTACTTTTATTACAATTAACGATCAGCTTACCCCAGGTGATAATTACATTATAGCTTTACCTAAAAAACAAACGTATATAGTTGAAGTAATAGAGGCAAACGCCGGCGATCAAATAACAATTGAATCAGGTGTTTACAATTTTACTTTTGCATTAATTGATTCAAATCATCTTATTGCACTAAGTGATATTAAGTATAACTGGGATCTACAAAGCGATGAAATATTTTCAAAATATAATCTTTCTATTAGAAATAATAAATTGATTATAACTGAAACTATTTTTACCAGCGTAGATGACAATTTTACTATAACATCTCTTAGTACAACTTCAGACTTTAGTATAACAAAACAAGTATCTGCTGATCTAACTTTAAATACAATATATGCGCAGCCAAGTATAGCAACGACAGTAGGTGAAGCAAAAGAGCTTTTCTTTAATCCTAATGGAACACCTGCAGAAATTGCTAAATCTATGGCTGCTGCAATTAATAATATTAAAGAGAGTTTATTTGAAGCAGTTGCAGTAGATAATAAAGTTGTAATAATTGCTAAAATTGCCGGTCCTAGATTTAACGATCTAGTAATTGGGCGTGACATATATTTAACGTCATCTGATGCAACATTAATAACCGACATTCCAGCTTTCACTACAAGTACACATAAATTTTATAAATTTCTAGGCGGTACCTCAAATATTAATAGTAAAGCAATTGTTGATATTGATTTGTTCCAAACTTTTTCTGTACCTAATAGATATCTAAGAACAACTTCAAATAAAAATGGAGAAAGCCTTATAAAAATACAAAGTGTTTTTTATTTTACTGATAGAGAAATTAGGAATGCTAGCGGTGTATTAACAGGATTTTTAGATTTTGATAAGTATTGTGTTGTTTCAATTAACGATGCCTATGAAATATACAGGGATTCTTCATACTCTATTCATTTATATGAATTATATGATATACCATTTGGTAGATTTTCTTTTTTCCCTATAAAAGACCAGGACTTTAATTATCTCAGTACAGAATACGGCGACTTTAAGGAACTGTCTGTTGAAAAGGAATACTATTCTAATTTTTTAAATAGTGGATTTGCAAATCAAAATCAAGACATATTAGACTTTTATACAAATAGCGGTTTTACTAAACTATTAGGTGTACTAGAGTCGCAGTCAGAAATATTTAAAAAAGATGTTTCTTTAACTCCAATAAGTATTGATTCTGAATATGATCGCCTAAGAGAAAATACACAAATTAACCTGTCTGTACCTTCAAGAACTGTACCTTATATTAATAAATGGGTTTATAGAAACGGTTTAAATGTAAGAGAGACTGATTATAGACTTACAACTTCGACAGCATTTGGTTTGACTAATTTCTCGCCTGCTGCTGATGAAATTTATAAAAATCCTATTTATTTTACACATGAATGGTATTACTTACAGGGCTTACCAAAATATTATGGATTATATGATCCTAGCGAATTAAATAAAACGTTTAGTTATTTTCCAGAAAAAATAGTAACCACATCAAACGGTTTACGTTCAATTGATACTGATTATTTCACAGAGTATTTCACTGTAAATTATCAAAAATATCCTTTAATAGACCTGTCTGAAGTGACAGGAGGTGTTCAGCAGCCTTTTACATTAACAGATGAGAAATTATATGAAATTAAAAAGCAATTTAGATATTCTTTATTTGAAGGTGCAAGCTCAAGTAATTTTGCTTCTACGCTTTTCAGAGGCGTTAAAGTAATTATAAAAGAACGTGTAGAAAATTCAATAGAAATTAATTATAATTTACCTGAAATTAAATTTAAAAATGATACCAGATATAATAGTTATAAATTTTCTTGTGTTTTAATTCCACATAACGGTGAATATGACGGTATAAAAAGGAAAACTATAGAATACGAGTTTTTAGAAAATAGAAAACATAAATGCGTTACATTATTAATTTTTATAAAATTAGATGATGTTTTATCTGAAGTCACTTATGACAGGGATATACTTGGACCTATTGAAATTAAACCTGATTATATAGATAGGACGCTTCTTTATGCACTTAATAGTAAAATGGAAACGCTTGAAAGCAATTCCGCTTATGCTGATATTATCCTATCAGGTGTAATTGATGCTAGAAATGGCCAGAGTACACCTACAAATTTAAAAGGTGTTGCAAATATTACAGGTCAGATAACTTTATTTACTGAAGAAATTTTAATAAATATCGAAGGTTACTATAATCAAATAAAAATCGAGCCTGCTGGCAATGCTGATATAGAAACGTATAACCTGAAAAGCGTTAAAGATAATTCAAATTTAGAAATACAAGGTGGTAATTTATATGGAGGTACTACATCTAATTCCCAAATATTAAATGGTACATACACATACTTAAATGGTGGTTATAAATTTTGGACAGCGAGATTGAATAAAATTTCATTTGCATTTATACAAAATTTAATAAACAACGGCTACCCTGATATTACATATAATACTGTAATGGAAGACGGCAGTATAAAAACAAATATGTTTACAGTTGAATTACAGACTGCGTCTTACGCTATGTCATCTGATTATTTATATCCACTGCGTATTGAAAATAAATCCAATGTAATAAACGACCTTACAGCTCTTATTGGTGATACTTTAACTATAAATCCAAATACTACTGTTACTCCTCTATATAGACATAGTGGTTATTATCAGCCTAAATTTATAGATATTGTTAATTTTAAAGACCCGTATGTAGTTAAGAGTGAACCTAGTATAAGAGAGTCTCTTATTAAAAATAACATGGCTGATAAAAATACTGTATTTATGATAACGCTTGGATATGAAGATCAGCCAAATGTAGTAACAGATTTTGGTAAGATAAAAAATCTATACTTCCATAAATCTAATGATATAAACCCATCTGGTATTATTCAACTTTCATTACAGTCATCTGAATTACCAGTCTATCCTATAACCGGAGAAATAGCAATTGACAAGCGAGATTTTTATATTTTTAAAACAAACTGGGATGCAAGTTACTTTAAAAGATCTATTGATAAAAATAATATACAACAGTTATCAGGTACAAGAAGTATACTTGAAAAAAGATCTTTCTTTGGTTCTAAATCTATGAAGATATTAGACACTATAAATATTGAAACTTTCAATTCTCTAAAAGTTGATAACAGGGATGAATTAGATTCAATATCTACAGCTATATTTAATCCAGATAATAATTTGGAAATAGTTTATTTTGAAGATGCTAATTTAATTATTATTGATGTGTATTTAGAAAAAAGATTAATAAGATACTTATCTGAACAGGGTATTTATGAATATTTTTCACAATATATTAATCCTACTTACGGCTTCGGCACACAGGATAGTATAAATGATGATGTTAATGGTTATATAAAAACAAATATTTTACCTAGATATTTATTAACTGATATTAATATGTATGTCCTTAAGTCTGGAAGAGTTGACTTAAATGAAACTTATCCGGTTATAGATTCTGTACTTACTGACATAGAAAAGATCTCCGCTGGTTTCAGAACAGATAAAAATGTACAGGTTTTACAATTAGGTAATTTAAGTAACTTTAATCAAAGACTGATATATAATAAGACAGCCGGATTTAAGTATTCGTTTGCTCCTAGCTTTACATTAAATAAGAAATAAAAATGGCAAATATTACTATTAAGGAATTAATCGCATCTGATACAGTATCTGATATCGTTGATAAAATAAATTTCAATTTTGATCAGTTACTATTAAACGGTGGAGGACCTGTAGGTTTGACAGGAGGAGCAGGACCGATTGGACCGCAAGGACCTAGAGGTACAACATGGTTTACAACCAGAGATCTTTATAATACTTCTTTAACTACAGAAGGTTCTACTGGTTATACATTTCCAACCTGGTCAGGAACTCCTGTATTGGTAAATAATCCAACACAATTTAATGGCGATCCTAATAAATATTTACCTATTGCAACACCTTCATCACCTAATACATATCCATTTTACTCATTTACATTTGGTACAACTGGAAGTGAGCCTAGGTCAGGCGATTTATTTTTACAAGAATCTGATGACACATTTAACGGCGTTAATTCAACTGATGGTGATGTATGGCAATATAACGCAGTAGCAAATACCTGGAGTTTTACTGGTGTGAATATAAAAGGAGAAACCGGTTCAACAGGTTCAAGCGCTGCTACAGAATGGCAGAGAACAACTGACAATAATCTTGTTGATGAAATCCATCCTAAACTAGAAACAGGTCATGACGACGTGGTTAGAGTTTTAATAGGAACAGACGATTCTACAATAATAACAGATAATCCAAATGAATATACGTCTAATATAGTAACTATATACCAAGATACAGGCGGCTATAATTTAGCTTTTATTGATGATAATTCAACAAGTGGTATAAGCACAACAGACGACTATGCTGGCATAAAGACCGGTAATAACGTCATAGCAATTGAAGGTTTTAGTGGCACTTCTGGTGAAAATACATTCGATGTGGAATTAACGGCCAGGTCTGGTTCTATTATTTTAAAATCAAGTGATGATTCACTTACAGATATTACATTAGAATTAGACAGAAATGGTCCACCGGGATCCGATCCGTACTACCCTAAATTTTTATTCAAAGCTGCAACAATTAACGTAACAAGTGAATTAAATGATTTTAATAACAACGGGCCCGTGCACTGGTTAACTGATGGTTATAATACTTTAACCATTATGCATAATACAGATACTATATCTGGTTCTACAGATTATCCTTACAATGGAGGAGTACAAACTTATACACAATGGACAGGGAATTACACG